TCTGAAAGTTACTAAGATCACGCCTAAGGCACCTGAGGTATCTAAACAGGATGAAACCTTGGTATATGACTTTCCGACAGAATCTTAATTAAGGATACCAGGGACATCCCTGGTATCTTTTTTTTTTTGCCTCGAATATCTAAATAACTAGCAGACTTATAGTTTGGCTCAGTACAAAATACTTAGAGAAAACTAACAGATTTAACCCTAATAAGGAAGTCATTCATGATCAAGTATATCATCAAGCGAGATGGAACTAAAGAAGAATATACACCCTCTAAACTCAACAAATGGGCTATATGGGCTACTGACAGTTTAGGCGATCGCGTGGATTGGTCAGGTGTGGTGCTTGATGCTCTGAGTAACTGTAAAGAGATTGAAAACAGCCAGAGTCTTCAGAAAGAGTTGATCAACGCTTGTTTGTATAAGAAAGATTGGCCGCATAACGTGATGGCTGGTCGATTGTATGCTGCTTGGTTACATAAAGCTCTCTATGGTGATGAGATGCCTTCGGTTAAGAAGATCAATGAAGATCTTATTAAGACCGGATTGGTGATTGACATGGGTTATACAGATGCTGAGTTTGAAGCGATTGAAAGTATCATAGACCATAAGCGTGACTTTAACTACGCACACAGCCAGATCAAACAAATCCATCACAAGTACAGCATTTCTAATCTGGTATCTGGTATCAGGTATGAGACTCCTCAATATACGTTCATGCGTATGGCTATGCGCTTGTCTGATGATATCGAAGACAGTCAAGAGAAGCTTAAGTTGGTGCAAGAATACTACGATGAGTTTAGCCTGAATCGTCTTAATGCGCCTACACCCAACTATGTGAACTTAGGCAGTCCTCTAAATGGCTACGCCAGTTGTTGCCTCGTCGAGGTGTCCGATAACAACGAGTCTATCGATTGTGGTGACATGATCGCTTCTAAGATGACAGCTGCTTCTGCTGGCATTGGTACTCATCATAATCTGAGATCTATCGGTGATCCTGTACGCGGTGGTAGGTTCCCTCATGGTGGCAAGCGTCCTTACTTCGCTACTACAGCTAAGAACACTATTAAAGGTGTGCAAGCAGGTCGTGCTGGGGCTGCTACGTTTTACTTTGACATCTTTGAAAAAGAAGCCAAAGATCTCATCATGCTTCAGAACCCAAGGACTCCTGAAGCCAAACGCAATCGTGATGTACACTTTGCGGTGATGACTAATAGTTTCTTTGCTAGAAAAGCAAGAGACGATGAACAAATGTTTTGTTTTAATTGTTATACAGCTCCTGATCTTCACGCAGCTATGTTCAGCGGTGATATTCAGAAGTTTGAGGCTTTGTATAAGAAGTATGAAGAGGATGATAACTTTGTTAAAGAGTACGTGAGTGCTCGTGATCTGTGTTTGACTATGCTGACACAGTTTGAAGAGGTGTCTACTCTGTATCACTTCAACATTGAAGAAGCTAATCGCCATACTCCTTTTCAAGAACCCATCCATAGCTCAAATCTCTGCTTGGAAGTTTGCGAATCGACAGCTGGTTATAACTCGGTGCAAGACCTGTACAGAACTGGTGATTACGGTCATATTTCATTCTCACAGACCAACGGTAACATAGTTAAGCTTCCTTACAATCTTGAAGTGTCTGTGACTGGTAGAGGTAGGACTTATGCAGGTAGTTTGACAAAAGGTGAGTTCTTCTCAGTGCCTAATAGCAACACCTATAAGAACTATGTGGTGGGTGATATAGTTAGTAAAGAAATTCCAGGAGAGGTAGCATTGTGTTCACTTGGTGCTGTTGTTCTTCCTAACATTCATACAGACGAACAATACCATAAAACCTGTAAACTAGCTCTGAGAATGATTGATAGATGTATTCATCTGTCTACTTATGCTTTGCCGCATATTGGATTCACTGCTAAGAGTCGTTTGAATGCTGGTGTCGGTCACATTGGTCTGGCTACACTACTTGCTCGTAAAGGTCTTAAGTATAGTACACTTGAAGGTCGTAATGAGATTCATCGTATCTCTGAACGCCATGCTTACTTTGTCATTAGAGCAGCTCTTGAATTAGGTATTGAAAAAGGTAATGCTCCTTGGATCCATAAAACAAAATGGGCTAATGGATGGTTGCCTATTGATAGCTATAAGAAAGCTGTAGATGAGTTGATTACCGTGGATCTTCAGTATGATTGGGAAGCTCTTCGTTCAGATATAGTGAAAAACGGCGGTATTCGTTTTAGCTGTCTGATAAACCTGATGCCTACTGAATCCTCATCTAAAGCTTCAGGTGTGCCTAACGGTCCTTATCCTATCCGCGCTTTGTCTTTGAAGAAGTCTGATGAGAACAACACAGTGGATTGGGTAGCTACTGACAGCGATCTGTTGGGTGATAAGTACGAGATCGGTTATGATATCCCTGGTGTGGATATGATCAAAGCTTATGCTGTTATGCAAAAGTTCACTGATCAGTCTATCAGCGTGGATACCTATAAAGACAGATCTAAGAATGTGATGCTCAGTGATAAACAGATTCTGACTGAATACTTTACCATGATTAAGTATGGGGTTAAGTCTAAGTATTACAGTAACACACTCACCAACAGCAAAGATGGTTCCGGGGAAGTTCAAGAGATGGCTGTGGAAGAGAACTGCGGCGATAGTTGCAAACTTTAAAAAAGGTGAGTATGAGTTATTCTAGTAAGATTTTCAACAATGAAAAGAAAGACTATATCGGCACTGAGCTTGTACTTGGTGAAGATGCTGGATTGACAGACTCTATCAATGTACAGTTACCTGAGCTGAGAGATCTGTATAAGAAACTCAAAGCTCAGGACTGGGATGAGATGGAATTCGATTTCCAATCTTGCTTGTTAGAGTTTAAGACTTGCCCTCGCACAGATTACGAGATCATGTTGGATACTATTGCTTGGCAATGGGAAGCTGACAGTGTGGTGAGTAAGGGTATCTCCGGTATTGGAGCTAACTTTACCAGCGATACGACTCTGTGGTCATATTGGCAGCGTGTGGGTGACAATGAGCAAGTGCATGCTTTGACATACAGCGAGATGGTCAAGAATGCTTTTGATGATCCTGATAAGGTCATGAGAGATATCCTGGCCCTAAAGCCTTCGTTTGAAAGAATGTCTGTTATCAACGCAGTTCTTGAAAAAGCTTATGAGGTCTCTCATAAACTGGCTCTTAACCAACTGGATAGAAACAGTCAGGAAGTCTACAACGTGGTCTTTATGTATGTAGCTGCTCTTTTGTGTCTGGAACGTATCCAGTTCATGGCAAGCTTTACAGTGACTTTCTCGTACGGTGAAGCAGGTAGATATATTCCATTTGCCAAAGCTGTGCAGAAAATCTGTCAGGATGAATATCATATTCACTCTAAAGGTGATATGATCATCCTTGATGCCATGATGCGTACTTCTAAAGGTCTGATGGCTTTTAATCAGTGTCGCACACAGATAGCTGAGATGATCAAAGCTGTGATACAGACAGAACTGGATTGGGTTAATAAGACTCTGTTCCGTAATGGAAGAGAAGTATCTGGTCTGACAGCTGAGAAACTTTGCCAACAAGTCTGTTATTACGCAGGTGAAGTTTACAGTTTCTTTGGCATCCAACCTGAGTTTGATATTCCTAAGAAACTACCTTTGGCCTTTACAGCTGATTGGATTACTATTGATGGTATTCAAGGTGCTGCTCAGGAAGAACGTTTAGGTGGGTATCTACTGGGTATGAATACTCATGATGTTCCAGCTGGGGCTATGGAGTTTGACTTCTGATAGATTAAAATACACACAGCCATGAGGCTGTGTGTATCTTTTTTCTAAATAAGTTCTTGTAAATAATTTCAATCACATATATTCTATTTGAGCTATCGCTGTAGTTTAAGTCGTTCTTTCTACGACACTATCAGTTAAGGAGATAATCATGGCTGGAGCGTGATCGAGGCGTAAATTAACACCCCTAGCCCTTACAGGCCGGGGGTGTTATTTTTTTTTTGTTCTGTTTGTATCTATCGTTAGTCACACATACTTTAATTGACCGCTCTGTCTCAAAGAGCTTAATCAACTTTTAAAAAGAGGAACTTATGCTGGCAAGCCAAGTACAAAATATCGGTTCTGAAACCAAGGTGGTAAACGAACAGAATACGAAAGAGCTTCACAGCCCTTTCCGCAAGACAATGTTCTTCATCAACGACACAACTGAAGACGTTGTGGTTGTTAATAGGAATAATCTCCCTGTGTTTGTTCGACGTGCTGTTAATGGCGTCGTGCATTCCAAAGAGTTTATCGTCAGATCAATCTACAAGTTCCAGAACAATGCGGTTATCGTTGAGGTAATCAACATGCTGACTGAGTATCAGAAGTTGAATGGTTCTGGTAATGAGGAACTGGAAACCATCCGTCTGGTTCTGACTGAAGCATTTGACACTAACAGGTCTATCTTCAGTTGTGAGATTGTGGTGGATAGTCGTTATCCTATTTCTAATCTCTCGAAGCTGAAAGTTTGTTACGCGCCATGTGTGGATCTGTTACTCATGAGTAAAGATTATCATGCTAACATACACCATCCCTACAGTGCTGAAGGTAGGACCGTTAGACAGTTTAAAGACATGGGTCTTGAAAACATCTACAGCGGCGCTACCATACAGGTGGTAGACAACGATAACCGGTATGGTAAAAGGTTCATAAAAATGGGTAAGTCTCTTATTGAGGTTGAACCTATTAAAGATCCATCCAGGTCTAACGGGGTCTATTACACAGAACTGAAGTCCAAAGATGGTAGCATGACCACCATACCTAGCATACTGGGCTTGGATGAGGCTCAGGATAAACTGGGTCTTTACCCAACTGCTGAGCAAGCTTTGTCTGACGACCAAGCTGAACAACTCAGCAAACAGAAACTTCTGATTATGCAAAATGAGTTAGAGGCTTCAAAAGCAAGCAATAGCATTCTGCTTGAGCAGGCCAAAAAAGAAACTGAATCTATGCGCGCAGCCAATGAAATGAAAACAGCAGAACTCAACGAAACACGCTTCACATTTGAACAAACTCTTCTTGAAACCAAGAAGATAGTCGCTGAGCTTGAGACAAAAGCCAAGATGGCTAAAATGGAGTATGAGATGTTGAAAGACAAACTCAATACCGAGACTGTGGTTTTGGAAGATAATATTAAGCAAAAATCTAGAGTCAGAGATGATTATTATGACAGTAGGTCAGCTGAACGTAAGGACAGCAGTGAGTATCTCAAGATGGCGGGAGCTGGCTTGGTAACTGGACTGGGTGTATGGGCAGCTATGCGTAAGTTTTCTTAACCAACAAAGGAATGTAACATGGGGCAATTTCACGATTTTCTGGTGCAGAACACACCACCGGTAAATCCCTTGATCATGAACGGTGTTGGTCAAGCAGTGATGCAGAGACCTGAGGACTACTTGCATAAGGTCTTCATGAATCTGAAAGGTTACCCCCCCGGACTTCGTTATCTGGGTTGTAAAAGGTGCACGCCTCTTGAGGAGTATACTGAATACACTCGGGTAAAGAATAACAAACGCACCGCTGACATTTCTCAATCTGATCTTTACCTGGTAAAGTTCATGTTTGAGTTTGAAGGCGAGCGTTTACCTGATCGGTATCTGTCTTTGCCTATTATAGGTGAAGCAGGTACTTTTCATTTGTCCGGTACGATGTACCATGTCACTCCAGTGATATCTGACAAGGTGATATCTCCTGGGCAGTCCAGTGTGTTTGTGCGTGTTCTTCGTGATCGCAACAGTTTTTATCGGTGTTACCATTCCATCACCGTGGATAGTGTCCGTATCACGACACACGTCATCTGGGCCAGTCTGTATAGGAGAAACAGTAACACCAAAAAGTTACCACCCACTACAAAAGCCAACACTTGCAACATTCATTACTTGTTGGCTAAATATGGGTTCTCAGAAACCTTTAGAAGGTATACAGGCTGTATACCTAAAACTGGTGGGTCTGAGATTAATGCAGAGACTTTTCCTGAGAGTGATTGGGTGATTGTTGAGTCTACCAAGATTCAGCCAAAGACCAGTAAGGATAAGTTTTATAAACCGACTGAGATTCGACTGGCTATTCCAAGACACCTTTGGAATGACAACATTCGTGAGTTCTGTGCTGGTTTCTTTTACGTGGTGGATCATTTCCCATTGCAGATGACTCTTCCATTTCTGGAGACCAGAGAACAGTGGATGATGACTTTGGGTAGCATTATCTTTTCGGGTAATCATTCTCATAGTAAACTGATCATGGATATCAAGGATCACTTGATATCTCTGGATGATTGCATGGACTCTATCGCTATTGAGAAGTTGGCTGATAGAGATATCTGTGTAGACACATATTACGATCTGTTGGCTGTGATTGTTAAGAGCTTTAACCAGATGGTGCTTGAGGATACCAACAGTAACCTCAACATGTGGCTAAAGAACCTGGATGTCATGTACTACATGCTGTACGACATTACCTCAAGCATGATTAAATGCATGTTTGAAATCAACAAGATCCTTCAAAAGAGGAATCGTCTGTTGTTTCAGGACGTTCGCACCACCATGGCTAAAATGATCAATCCGGGACCTATCTATAAACTGGCATCGTCAAGGATCGTGGCTGAAGCAGTGTCGTACTCAGGTGACCACAAGTACCTGAAGATCACATCTAAAGCAGCCATGCAAGAAGCGACAGGTAATGGATCTCGTGAGAGTAAAGGTAGAACTGTGATTTCTGAAGCCAACCATTTGGATGTCAGTATGATCAGTACAGGAAGTATTCTCTTTCTGGGTAAAAGCAATCCGTCACCGACTAACCGCTTGAATCCATATGCAAAGATAGATATCAACACAGGAAACTTCATTCAGAACCCTGAGCTTGAGCATATTCTTTCTGAGACAGAGAAAGCCTTGAAGATGTTCTATCTTCCAAACAGGGTCCTGGAAAAATAATTGGTAACATTTACTTTAGTTGAGTAAATCACAAGGAGTTCAAATGTTACCTACAGATGCTCCCATACTACCGCTGATTATGTATGAGGAGTACAATTTCCCGTTATCAGTACAAGTGACATCACCACCTGGTTGTCAGCATCTTGTCCACAAGACAGCTGCTGCAATGGCTAATGAGGCTTCTATGAGAGCCAACAACAGCCGAGCCAGGATGTATTGTTACAACAGTTTGGTTATGAACAATTGGAACAACCCACAGTTTCAAGAAGTTTTGACCCAAACATTATTATTCATGGCTTTAGAAGTGGAGAAGAGAAATCATACCTCTACAGACATGGCTATGAAAGACTGCGTTCAAAAGTATTTGACTCTCTATACGAGTATGTTAGTACTTACAGTGGACGCAGTGCATGATGCTTCAGACTCACGGGTAGTAGACGCATCAGCGCAAAACGCCGCCTTTTTCAACAACTTAAAATTGGAGTTGCAGGATCTGCAAAACAGAATGTATCAACAGCAATTGTCACAACCCATGCAAAACCAACAAAACCAACAGATTTTCTATAATCAACAGGGTCAGCCTGTAGATCAGTTTGGACGCCCGCTCCAAATGCCTATGCAGCATAGCTATCCTCAGCAGATGCCTATGCAGCAACCTATGCATAGCTACCCGCAACAGATGCCTCAGCAGTTCCCGCAACAGATGCCTATGCAGCAACCTATGCAGCAGGGTCCTGTGGGTGGGTTCATGCATCAGGGTAATCCAGGTATGATGCAAAATCCTGCTGCTGCCAACATCGCTGGTAACGTCGAGCGATACGGTAACGTATCTGTTCAACAGAAGAGTTATGTGGTAGACGAAAAACCACAAGCCCAAAAACCAGCCAGCAAACCAGAACCACAAGGTCTGAAAGACGTGGTGTATGTCAACGGAGATGAGATGGATCGATCCAAACACACCATCACGTTCATGGGTAAAGCTTACCCTATGGACTCTGTGGTACGCAACAACAACTTCAATCAGCAAGTAGAGGTTCTTAAACAAGCCTCTGCGATTGATGAAGCTGATATCACTGTTGTTGATGGTAACAACATGATCTTGGAGATCAGTGAGGATTCAGTCATCTTAGCTGGTAAATCCAAATGTATCACAGCTGGTGGTAAAGTATTCAGGTGCTTTGGTATCGCTACTAACGCCATATTGTCCAAAGACGATATGACTGAATACAAGAAGATGTTGGCTAAAGCTTCTAACTTTGAGCAACTCGCTCTTACTATGAAATCTTTGTCCGCAGCTTTCAAGCAAGCCAGTGATGAATGGGGTGTGGAAGGTTCTCAGGACGACAAGATCTCTGTGATGGTGACTGTGGATCGCCGGATCACCAATCTGATCAATGAGTTTCTGGCTAACAACCTACAACTCAAAGATGTGACCATCGACAGTTTCACTGAGGACTACGAAGCTTTGGTTTCGTATGTCCATGAGAACTGTGGTCAGATGGGTAATCTGGGTTTGAGTAACTTCGGTCATGACGTTATCAACATGTTCTTCCGAACTGAGGGTGATGAAATCGACAACGAAGTTCGCAATCTCCTGGACATCAGTGAGCTGATCGGATGCATCTCTTTGTCGGAGAACTACACTCTGACTTACCTGCCTATGACAGACCGTGAGCTTGGTTACAAGTTTGATGGTCAGCTGTGCTCTGTGAACCACGGTAAGACTCCGATCCTTGCTAAGATCATAGACTCTTTGGTGCTTCACAAGAAACAAGGCCAGCACACCAGTATCCATGATTTGATTATCACTCAGGATGGTGTGGTGTATCGTGTATACGAGAACATCATCGGTCGTGGCTATCTCATCCGTAAAGATGTGTAAGTGAAGAATCAGATTACCCTGGCATAAGCCAGGGTAATCTTTTTTAACCGAAAGGAACAAATGGGTTATCTTCTCATGCTGGTTGTGCTTCTTCTGGCTATAGCTGTAAGTGCTTATGGTTTGTTATTAAGCCTGACAGCTTTTGTATCTATAGTCACAGCTATCTTTATCTTTAGCGTAACTGAAGGTATAAGTGTTTTCATGGAAGGGTTACATCCTTGGTTGGCTTTTCCAGCTTTTGTGTTAAGAGGTTTTATAGCTTTGATTATCTTTTTATTGGTCTTGGAAAAGATACACAATAAGATAATAAAAGGTTAAAAAGAAAAACACCTCGGTGTTTTTCTTTTTCTCGCCTTAGAAAATATTTCAATCACGTACACTTAACTTGAGCTATCGCTGTGGTTTAAGTCGTTCTTTCTGCGACACTATCAGTTAAGGAGATACTCATGGCACAGACATTCGAAAAATTCGTTTTCACCTTTTGGGGTGAGGGCAATGAAACCCTGTACAATAATGGTCGCATTCCGACGACAGAAGCAGGGACAGTGTTTTACCGACACTGTCAAAGACTTGTTAAAGAAAACAAAATCCTGGTTTATCGCCAAGAGTGGGCAAATGGTACGGGATACTATGATGGTGTCCTGTATGAGAAGATTAATGACGGAGACATGTACGTCTCCTATGATTGGGAGACTAATCGGCTCTTGATTGTCCAAGGTAGCGAATACGGGCACGTATGTGTCCATGAGCGCTACAAGAGTGGTAATGAGGGGGTCTTTGTCAAGACTACCCAAAACAATCTACTGACCCTGTTGGGAATTCCCACAGGGGCGGTTGGGTTGTCGTCGATGATCCAGCTCCTAGGTGATTCCTGGGATGGATCTGGCGGTATTGCCAAAGACATCACGGAGTTGAAACAACTCCTGAGTAAATAAGAATTAAAATAACACCCCAGCCCAAAAGGCCAGGGTGTTATTTTTTTTCTATTTAAAGATTACTGAGCAGGCGGTTCTTGAGCAGGTTGTGCTTCTTCACCATCTTGCGTGCCACCGTCCTGTGCTGCTCCATCTTGAGCTGACATGTCATCTTCTCCATCTAAAGAGAAATCATCCATACCGCCATCCTGAGCACCACCGTCTTGTGATCCACCGCCATCTCCTGACTGTGAACTGTCTCCGCTAGACTGAGCAGGTTCAGTACCTAGGTTCTGTATATCCTTATCAGCAGCAGCTTTAACAGACTTCATAGAGTCAATAAACCGCACAGACATTTTCACCAAACCTTCGATGTGAGCTTTATTGATATCAAAGACATCCATATTAGCTTTACCATCTTCATCCTTGGTGACCATATCTCCCAGTTCAGACAAGAAGTTATTATCAGACATCCACTGTCTTAAGTAATGAGCACGCACAATGTTCTTGATAGTATCAGCATAACTACTGATTTCACCAGAGACATCAGACGTTATGATATCTGGACTGATCCAGCTTGTAATAGCTTTATCCAAAGCTTCTTCATATTTGGTATAGGCTTCCAACTGTGTGTCTACAGATGTTTCATCAGGCTTGGGTAGTTCTATATCCAGATATTCCAGATACTTTTCAATAGCAAACAGCAGATTGCCATCTTCAGTATCTTCATCTAAATCTTTAACTTCCTGAGCGCTGAAAGTTTTCTCCATCAGACCTTTGTTTTCCTTAAGGAAATCCAAAGCTTCTTTCTTGAAAACTTCATCGCACGACAACAACTTCTGTACGTAATCGACAAGTTGTCTACAGAGAATGTCTTGATACTGGCTCACTCGTTTAGACAAAAGAATGTTGTTAGACACTACTGTAGTAGCAAACTCAGAGTTGAAGCCATTGTCAATAGTCTCTGGACTAATACCAAATGCCATGTAGGTTTGTTTACGAAGACTTTCATCTAAGCTATCATCAGGTACTTGATGTTGAATATTTCTAGATTCAAATTCAAATTTGGTCTGAGGTATACCAGGATGCCCGTCAAATGTAAACTCAAATCCGGCTCTGTTGATCCAATCTACCAGATCCGTGGGTGTGTTAATGCCCAAAGGTAGATAGTTCTGACGCATTTTCAATACTTCATGCATGCCCATCTCGATAGTCTTCTCTGGATCTGGATCATTAGGATCTAGATTCATATTGACATGAGTCAGGTTAATGGCACTTTTAGTAAGAGCCATCACACGAGCAAACAAAAGAATAGAACGAATGCTTGTAATGATCTTAAGATCATCCAGTAAGGATTTACCTGTACCGTTTGGATGATACTTAAAAGCAAAGTAAGTCATAAACTCTTCAGGTATATAAACCATGGTGGTAAATTTACCGGCCAGAGATCTGGCTAACATGATCCGATAGACTTCTTCATTCTCAGAAATCTCATACTCAGATTCATATACACCGTTCCTGAGTCTGTTTACCAGATTGGTTTCTACAATACTGCCATAGATCCTTACTATCTGGTCTAAGTTGTTGGTGTCGTTACAATTACCAGCTATCAAGTTCTGTCTGGCTTTTTGAATCAAACCTGAAGAGCTACCACCTTGATTGGCTTGTTGCCACAAAGAACTCAAAGACTGAGTACCCTGAAGATTACTGTTAGCGGATACTGGATAACCTGAGCTATCTATCAGTACAAAGTATCCGATATGTTTGGTTTCGTCACCGGGTATATATACAGGTATGACAGCCTCACTAGGCATTTTCATAGTGAGGGGTCTACCGATAGACTTTCTAGAAGAAGATCCTTTATCAGGAACTACTAATAGGTTCTGTGATTTACCTGTGGGTTCACCAAACATGATGTTGGTCATGATGGTGTTGTCTAGTCTATTACTCTCTACAGCTAGTTTGCGTATGGCTTTCTTTCTGACAGATTCTTTAAGCTTACTGAACTTAAGCAACTCCATGCTGTCCGTGATGTTGATCTTATCGTCAAACACACTCACGTTTCCATTCAGCCTTTGGAACAGAGCGCCTGAAGAGGCTGCTGGTTTACTACCTGTGAAGATAGATTCTAAACCTATTCGTTTATCTTGTTCGTACCCGCCTAAGATACCTATGGACTTAGATATCTGTGCGAAGCCAGACTCACTTGCTAGATTTAAAGATTCTTTTGAGATGGTTCTCTGATGAATAATGTCATCAAGAATAGACTCTGGTATTACAGTTTTGATGTAACTACCTGTACCGAACAAAGATTCTCTCAGAAGAACAGGAAGATCTTTCAGCAAATCGTAATGATTCTCCAGATGTTTCCTAACGATATCGTGCAATCCCATCGTGATTTCAGAAGGGAAAATACTATCTTTTAGCTTGTAAATAAGTTCTGTCTTGACCATATCCTTTGGCGACAAGATAGAACTCACCAGAATTTGAATGCCTAATTCAATATCCGGAAAGAGTTGAATGATGTTTTCATTGTCTTTTCTTTTGGTTTTTATTTTATCAGATATGCCAAGCATCTGACTCTGATCGATGGCTGAGTTACCATCTGAGTTGATGATTTGAGATTCTGTTCTATCTCTTGATCTGGTAAGTTTACTTACCAGAGCAGCCAACTCTGGATTCTTCTGAACCAAATCCACAGCTGGGTAATTTTTACCAGAGTTAATAGATTTGATTACTTGATTTATCTTCTCGCTCATTAAGAACTCCTGGAGAACAAATTGGATACAAACTTCTTTAAACTGTACCTAGAGGCCAATAAGAAGCTTGTGAAAACTATATGCATCAAATCAGAAACAGCAGCTGAAATGATGCAGGATTACCTTTTGACTTCGAAAGGTATCGGTAAACCTGACGACAAATCTCAATGGAAGTATTACAAAAACATCTGTGGAATTTATCATTCCACAGACACAGTTATGTATGTCACATCATTAGATACGCTCGAATCCATAGTTTTTTCTAAGGAAAATCTGGTTACTCACTCAGCCACTAAGGCTGCATACGGATACGGTAGTAGATACTACTACAGTCTGTTGAAAGATCATCCCGAACAAGAGTTGCTTATCAATGGTATATTGCTACCCGCTGATATGATTAAAACACTGGCTTCTCCTGATTGGACTATAGTCAGTTACGATCCCGCTCTTGTAGAACCACAAGAAACCACCCTGATATCCAGAATGCAAAGCTACATCTGGAACTATCAGAAGAGATGGCATGTGCAAGCTTTTGGTTTGACAGATAGTTTATATAACGCAGCTCAGTTTGCTATACTTTGTTTAAACTTAGTCAGCAAGCTTTTAAATCTAAGAGCTGAGAAATGTAAAACTTTTGAAGCTCATAGTTTTCACATCAGAGAATACTTGACAAGTCATGGTAGATTAGACAGGTATATGCCGTACATGACTTTCAAACAAGTGATGTTTCTTTATAGAAACATTAACTATTTAGAAAGAAACTCTGGTAAGGTAGAGCAATTCAAACTTCTGATAGAGAAGTTACTCTCAGATAGAGGTATACCTTTAGCTGAACTGTCTGTAAGGCAGTTAGCTGCTTTTGATGATAAGATCTATCCAGAAGTAAGGGTTAGAAAGAAACCTCTTAATCTAGAGACCAACGTACCTGAGAAAGATTATTTTTCTTTGGATAAGTTGTATGAATACGAAAGACCCACAGCTGTCGGTAACATACCTTATCTGAATGACAATACTTCTACGATTACTCATCTGTTGAAAACTTCTTCCTCTAGTGTGATACAGAGCAAGGATCTTCAGTCGTCTATGCTGGATTACACAGATTCAGTACCTGACACCATGGAAGAGGTGTTGGTTAGAACTTGGGTACAACTGACCAGAATGGGATACTACGATGTATATACATCGTTTAAGGACCCTAAGTCTTCTCAGATATACACAATGAAAACAGCAGATGCTTTCATTTACTATACTTATATCCTACATAAGAGATTTAAGTTAGACAGTGAATATGTACCTGATTTCATCAATATCAAGGAAGTAAGGAATCCAAGACCTTCTTTAACCACCATGTTAAAAGGTGTTAAAAAAGAAATCTTTACGGATAAGCCTCAGATAGCGCAAGCTTTACTAGATGACATGCCGCATGTCATACCTGTTTACTCAACTTCTTCTTTTTTGGAATTGGTAAACAGACTGTATAATTCAGTGCAAAGACAATGGTTTGTACTTGGCAATACAGGTGATTTGTTTGATAGGGGTCAGATAGCTGAGATGATCCATACTCTTTATAGAGATAAGAGATACAGCTTAATGCCTACACAAACTCTCTTTACCGATTGGTTATCTGAGAAGAATCTAACTACCTATGACTATCTAGATAGTGAAGCTGATGATCTCATGAAGAACATCTTTATGGCTGCCACAGGCTATGTCATAGATGAGACTAAGCAGATGGCTAACGTACAGAAAGCCATGATCAGTATCATGGTACAGCTGAGTAGTTATAGCGTACAGTATCTCAGAGAGATCAATGACAAAGAAGTCGTACCTGTTAACTGGGCTGCCATCAGAGTAGGGGAAAGACTCTGTACAGTAGGTTTGGAAGAATCTGCTAAAGTGGAAGTCAATGTTCTTGACACGGATACTGAAGTAATCGTAGATAGAAACATAGAGACTGTAATAGATAAAAACTTTGATGTCTTTGATGTAAGTATCAATCTGGATAAAGTCATCACTTTGAAAAATGATGCTTTGCTAGAAGGTACTTACGACACAGATGTAAGTTTACTATTCCCAGGACATGTTATGGAAGCTGATTATCCAGGTTATGTACCAGGACTATACAGCCAAAAAGGTTATTTAGGACATGAGATCTATGAATCTCTGACTCCTGAAGAAAAGTCAGTTTTAAAATTTGCCTGATAAACAAGGATCAACATGGAAAATATCGTACGTACAGTTTACAGTGCACATCTGCAAACAGCTCAGTACATGGATCTGCCTCTGACTATCAAACCCAATAGCACATTGAACGAGAAGTTCAACGTACACGCTGGATTGACTTTAGCTGGTGGTGAGTTACCCACACTTAAATATTTGTGTATCGGTAATGGTGGTGTTAGAGTTACGGTGGGTGCTGACGGTACTCCTAAGACTGAAGTGGTACAACATCGTCCTCGTGACGCTGCTTTGTACAAGCATCTACCTTTTGTTCTGCGACCTATCGCTAACGATCTGACTGCTTCTGAGCGTATCAAGTATCGCATGCGTAGATTGGAAACGCATAACGGTGCTACTTACGCTGCTTATTATGCAAGACTGATGGATGTTTCTTCTACAGTACCTGTTCTTGAATTGAGAACAGTAAACTCTGGTGTGGTTACCAGTGTGGAGTTCTCTCCTAACGCTGGTGATCTTAACCCTACCCCACCTGCTATAGGCACTGGCGGGGTACTGGTCACTACAGGTGATTACATCGCTGCCAATGCCAAAGTACCTTTTACCATGGGTGTTACTGATATTGAAGAGTTCATGAACGTATGTAATGTGATCTATGGAGATCCTAACTACGCTATTATCTCTGAGATCGCTTTGTGCTCTGGTGTGGATCGTGTCGTGACCGGTGACTTCAACGGTGCTTCTATTGGTTACACCGAAGCCATAGCGATGCAGGTTTGTAACTTCATTGGTACATTCTTGCCTATGAACGCCATCAACCGTAATATGACGGTTATGCTGAACGTGGGTAGCGTTGAACCTTTGCTGACTCTTAGCTAAACCATATCTGACTGAGCCACTGAAGGCTCAGTCAGATATTTACCCTGTTTTTATATGCTATGAAATTGTATTAAATAAAAAAGGTAAGTCTTATGCCTCTAGATATACCTGATGGCTTTAAATCGTATAACATGGTGTCTGTGGATCCAGGGTTAAATAGAACAGGTGTTTCAGTCTACGAAATTGACATGATGAGCAAGAAAGTAGTTAGTATAACTGCCTTTACTCTGGTTAACGAACATCTTGAAAATACAATAGAGTTTGAAGAAGACTATCATCCTGAAAGAGTATTTAAGTTGTATAGACTTAAGAATGCTTTTTCAAATGTGATCAGAACCTATAACCCTGTAGTGGTGGCTTGTGAAAGTCCTTTCTATTCAAGCTTTAGACCCAGTGCTTATGCTTCTTTAGTAGAGGTAATAAGTCATCTGCATGATTGTGTCATAACCCATAATCACAACACACTCTTCAGAACCATAGAACCTATGGTGGTTAAGAAAACCATAGGGGCTACTATGAGCAGCGACAAAGGTTCTGTTAAGGAAGCTATCCTTAGGAATCCTTTAATACTACCTGTGTTAAAGGTTAGTTTAGATAGTCTGGATGAACACGCTATAGACTCTATAGCTATAGGCTATACTTTCATTAAGAACAATGGAGAAATGAACTTATGTTAACCGCTTTATTTGCAGGTAAGAAGTACGGTCTGTACTTGGTTATCATGCTCACTTTTCTGATATCTTTATTCATGTTTTTTAACATGGACCAGATCAGGGAAAAGTTTGGCTTTGAGACTGTGGCTAGTCTTAAGGTAGAACTAGAGAAACAAAACAAAGTCATAGAAGACATGAAAGCAGTTGTTGCTTCTAAAGACAAAGAAGTTAACATACTTCAGAACCGCATCGCTATTTCTGAGAAATTGACTTTGGAATTGACAACTGAGTTAAGCCAGCGTGATAAACGTACTGTAACTATACTGGCTAAAAAGGATAAAAGAATTTCTGATCTTCAGAAATCTAAAGGTATTAAAGACATCGAAGGATTAGATACAGATCCTGGTGTTACAGATACGGATGTTGAAGCTTACCGTGAAAAGGCAAGTGAAGTAAATATCGAGGCTTTGTGGGAATCTTTTTGTGATGGAGATGAGAAATGTTTCAAATCTGGTACAGCTACTGGCGTTTAATGGTGGTGATTTCCACCGTGGGTATTATGGGCTGCTCTACATTTAGAACTGAGCCTGTGACTGTGATTAAAACTGAATACAGTTATATCACTATTCCTAATGAGCTACTCAAAGATTGTGAAATATCCACCCCACCTAGCAAGACAGAATATATGTCTGCTGGGGATAAAGGTAGGGAAAGTCTTTTAATTAATCATTCTGTTACTCTTAACAAACATCTGAAAGATTGTAATAGTCAGATGGGTAAAGCCAGAGACTTTCAACGAGATATGCTTAAGAAGCTAGAGGTTAAGTAGTATGTCTAAAGATAATCTCAAGGAATACATAAAGAATCAAACTCCTCAGAAGTTGAAAAACTTCACTGTGGTGGATAAGACACAGACTCTTCAGCCTTTTTTAATACGCATAGATAAGAATCCACCTGACAGTTTCTATCCTTTAATGCCTTATAAGGCCACACCAGGGGAAGATAGAACAGTACCTCGTATAAGTGCTTCTATGAATATAGAAGATTGTCTTAACGGGTATGCGGTTTTTCTGGATGACATCCTAGCTGATAAAACTTTGATGGATTCTGATAAGTTCAAAAATGGCTATGTCATTTCTAGACTTGATTTTGAAGCTGCTCTGATACCTGATAAGACTCTGGTACCAGATGCTGATAGAACAAGAGAGCACTGGATAGTAGGGTATGACAAGGATCACACGAACATCAATCAGCGTACAGTAGGTAAAATAGTTTTTGCAGATTTACTCCTACAAGGTAAAGGTGGTCTAGTCAACAGTGCGATCATAATTACCTGGTTTGTAGAAATAGAGAACCCAGAAGGACTCTTCTATAAAGATGATCTGTTCTTACCTAAGGGTTACCATAAGCTTGTGGTGAATCACAGCTTACCTAAGCGGCAAATTTTACACACAGCGATCTCTGAGAAAGAGTTCAAAGAAGTAAAGAAAATATCTGCTGCTTTACTTTCTTTAGAGCACAAACCAGCTTTCTCAAAGTGGTAAAAGGATATCTATGAAATTATTTAACATGCTGCAGTTAGCTTTTGAAGATGATGCTGTTAATCAAAGTAAGTTAAACAGTGAAATCGAAGTAGCTATCTATGCTCACATTACCAATCCCGAAGGTTTGAAACAAGCCTCTCAGGTCATCGAACAAGAACAAATCGAAAGTGAGTTCATGAACGGTGTCAGATGTAGGGTTAGAAAAGAAGTTAAGAATACTGAGACTTCTTATACTTTTACATACAAGGTTAAGAAGGATGGTGATAAGGCTCTGCAAAACAACACAGAGTATAATATTGCTATAGATCAAGACTTCTTTGAAGGTTTCAGAAACGTAGCTAAGAAACGTTTAAAAAAATCCAGATACGTCTTCCACTCTAAATCTGTAGAGATGAAGTTGGTTAAAGAAGACGGATCTACGACTGTCATCGTCTTGCCTAATCTGACCTATGAAGTAGATGTCTATAAGAAGAAAGACGGTACTGAGTCTGAATGGTGTAAGATCGATGTGGAGTTAGATACCATACTGCCTTTGATCAATGAAAAGTCTGAGGGTAAACCTGTTAGAGTTATCCTGAAGGTTTCTCATCTTCCCTTTAAACCTGAGAAAAGTATGTTGGGTAGTTCTCAAGTACCAGCTGAAAAAGAACTCATGGGTAAGATCTGGGATAATGAATGGAATCTACCACCTTTTGATGAGACCCCCGAAGCTCAGAAAATAGCACAGCCTGCTCAGGCACAGCCTCTGCCTACACAGGAGTCTTAACATGTCCGATAATGTAAGTAAGTTTAAAAGTGCTTTACTGAGAATCAAGTCTCATGCTAACGACGATCATGATGGGGATGTGAGAGAAAACATCTTACCTATTTTCGAGACTTTATCCAAGCAAGAAAAGATCGCTATATTGGAAGATATGGTAGATACTCATTTTGCTGAGGGTGAAGAGATAGAAGATCATAAAGCTGATACAGTTAGAGCTGAATTAGAATTGCTAAAAGCAAAAGATGATTTGAAGCGTTCTGCTGTTATACGTTGGGCACTTATAAGCGCTACTGTAGTTACTGTATTGGTGTTTAGCGTAGCAGCTATAAAAGCCATATTAGAACTCAGAGAAGGTGACGACATAACATCTTTCTTTAAAACTGCCGCTGAGCTTATGGCTATACTTTTGGGTTTTAGTTAAAATAGAGCATAACTCCTATACCAGACCCTAGGGTCTGGTATAGGACTATGCTCTGATTATGGAGGGCCACCAAAATCACTAGGAACTATCTCACCAGCGTAAACGCCTGTGAATGTACCATCTATATTAAATGTCAATTGCCATAAAGAATTATTTGTGATAGAGACGTTGTGTCCATCACTTGAGGCATTAGCAAGATTTACACTGAACCAGTACAAATAACTACCCGCATTAGTACTAAGTTCTGAAGCACTGTATGTAACACCGTTCAAACCAAGTAAGTACTCATAGGTACGCATCTTAACGTTACCACCATACAAAGCCATAGCTTGATCTATAGCTGTTTGCGGTGCGCTTGCTGATGCTAACATATATGTGGCGTTCATAGTGTTATCAGCAGTATTAGCGCCCCAACCTACCCATATATCGTTAGGATTATTTTTAGGTATATAACCAGACATTGTCGTCGGCGATGTCATAGATGCGACTATAGATGCGGTAGAATAAACGTCACATACTTTTGTTCTAAATGTAGTTATAGGGCTTTGTGCGGATACTATTGCGTTACCTGAGAAGAAATCAGCTGAAGCCACTGTTCGTATTCTTGCATTATACTGAGTGTCGTATTCCAAGTTCAATAAACCAAATTCATGTCCAGGATAATCTACTATTGGGGATGTCATCCATTCTTGAGCAGATTGTTCACTCCACCCAGCTTTCCATATGTTTAAAAAGGTTGTGCTTTGAGAACCTGGAAAAAGACTAAATTGAGTCGAGGAGATAGGAGTGTCCAAACTACCGTAAATAGGATCAAAGTCTAAACTATCATTAGCTGGATTTGTTATAGTACCTGCTGTGATATAAGCACCAGAAGCTATAGAACCGCTTATGAAATTGGATACTGCATTTGTTGCAGATGCTGATATGTATGTAACCCTAATATAAATTGTAGTGCCAGGCGGTAGGTATATGTTATTTAAAACTCTATAATCAGTGTTGTTAAAATCATAACCAGTAGAACCAGTGCTGTCAATTCGGTGCTCACCATCCACAACAGTAAATGTAGCATCTGAAGACCATTGCCATATCACCGTTTCTAAAACACCTGCTTCAGCATTAGCTGAGTAATCAGTTGCCAGAATTGATAAATTAGGACCTGTATTATCAGTGAATGTTAAGGTAGGTTGCTGGACACTAGGTTGTGTAACCGGTGTTAAAGAAACGTCTACTACAGTGATTGACTTACTAGCTACAATAGGACCTGTGATAGATCCAGTTCTCCAGTTAGCTGTAAGTATTTTATCACCGTCTGTAAAGTTATCAGCTAATAAAGGTACAGTTACAATTAGTTGTGCGTCAATTCCTGCCCCAAAAGACAAAGTGTTCTCTAATAAGTAGTTAATATCAGCGACATTACCAGCATCCCCACTGAAAGTTAAGAAGTCACCAGAAGTATCTTCTCTGCTTTTAGTCAAAATAAATACAGCAGATTCACCTTCGTTATAAGTATCAACACTAGAAGTTAGAGTGTAAACTACATCAGGTTGCGCACCTACACTGACAGTACCTGTGGTGGAAGTTTTCACTTCAGTATATCCAGCAGAAGTTAAGGTATCTGTCTGTTCTACTTTCCAGTAGTAAGTAGTATCATAAACCAAAGTAGCATTAATTGTACTGGATGCTGTATTTATATCCACACCAACACCGGAAAAATCAGAAGTTGGATAAAGACTAAATCTGTAAGAAGTGGCAACACCAACGACGGTATTACTACCTCTGTTCCAGCTAAACGTACCTGTTGCTTCTGCTACAGTAGCTGTGTTTAAAGTAGGGGGTGTTAGATATGATCTAGAAGTAGAAGTCAATACGTTAGAGTATCCACTATAAAAACCATTAGCAGATTTGTAACGCATTCTGAAATACAGAACCGTACTAGGTGGTAAATAGATACCAGTTAAGGAAGGATTACCTGTACCGTTATAGTTGTCTTCTTGATCGTAGACAACACCAGATGTGAAATCAGAAGTGGTGTAGACTTGCCAATGCATTTTACTGACAGGACCAGCAGAATCGTTAGCTACATAGTAACTAGACAAAGCATTCAAATAAGGATCAGCACCGCTCACAAATGTGATCGTAGGAGTATCTACCAAAACACCTAAGGTGTTAAAGCTAACAGGAGCGCTAAAAGCACTGCTTCTACCTTGATCAGATTTATAAGAAACTCTTGCGTAATAAGTAGTAGCTGTATTCAGACCTAATACTGTATAAGTAGTCAGGTGAGTCGTGCTGTTGGTTACAGACTTGGTACTCACTATTGTGGCAAAACTACTGTCTGTAGAGATCTGCCATGTGGAAGATGCATGAGTCTCACCCACATCACTGTGAAATGCATCTGCTGTCAATATCAGATCGATATCCTGTTGACCTACAGGAGCTGTGATAGTGGGAGTATTTGGATTAGGGATAGCTCCAGACATAAAACTTATAACATCACTCCAATCACTAGGGGCAGTACCGATGTTAGATGTATGTCTTATCCGAAGATAATAAGTACTTGAATAATCTATGCTGTTCCAAATAGCATTCAGCCCAGTCTCAGAAGAGCTGTTAATCAAAGGACTGAATGTATTAGACTTAGACAGTTGCCATTCCACATCTGCCAGTAAGCTCTCACTGCTTCCAGTTAAGCTATAAGCTGAGGAAGTAGCTGTCAGATTAGGACCTAATCCTTCCTGAGCATTCAGAGGGGATGTGATAGAAGGTTTGTTAGGTTTGTATACTGTTTTCGTAGTAAACATCGCCACAGCAGACCATCCGCTCACAGACAGCATTTCACCACGATGTCTGGCTCTTATATAGTAAGTCTTGACAGCTTGCAGACTCGGTATTGTAAAAGATGTTTTACCTGCGATCTGATTACTGTAAGCCACAAATCCAGTTTCAAACAAAGGATCTTCAGCTATGTGGTAATCTGTACTCAGATGGTTATCTGTACCGCCTGTGGTTTGAAAAGGAGATGTCGTGATAGTAACATCAGGCCCTTTATCCAAACTGTTATTAACAGGAGATGTGATCGTGGGTGGATTAACATAAGCACCAGCGATAGCTCTCAACAATATCTTCTGTCCGTTAATGGTAAAACCACACTCACCAGGTACAGCTGGAGTGGTGTAGCGTATTTCAGCACCATTGACACTATCCACACTGCCATTAATAGCTACAACAGCATACTTAGTAAAACTGTCGTAGTTGACAATGGTGTAAGTTTGCTGTGTGTTGATATCTGCATTGGTTAAGCCAATCACAGATACTCTATTAACGATGGCTTCATCACCTAGAGTTACCATAGACAACACAGGTTGACCACTCACAGATTCCAATAAAGCCAGACCTTTCTCTACGCCTAACATGTCTGTGGTCAAAAGACCTAGCTTATCAGCAGCCTGTGTAGCACTAGCCCCACCTGTACCGCCGTTACTTATACTGGCTATATAAGAAGAACTACCAGAATCATTTTTATAAATATGTTTACTCATTTTGTTTCTCTTAAGGTGTGAGGTTGTAACCAGATATCTCTAACATGTTACCTCTGGAGTTATAAAAACTTCTTTGATTAACTTCGTTGTTGTTAACTAAGTTCAGGTTGGTTGTGTTCTGTTGAGAGATAATGAAATTCTGATAATAGCTATCGGCTACTGTAACGGCCCATCTCTGATTATCACCTTCATGTGTTTTCCAATACTCAGCGATCTTACCATGTCCCACAAATAGAGGATAAGAAGGATCTTGATAAGCTATGAACATACCTGGCATATTAGAATGCTTTATAGGTATCTTCTTAGTCACTAAGAACTCTTTATCCACTACCACTAAAAAGCTTTGACTTAAAGTCATGTACTTAGTTAGTGTGGTATTGCTGATCATCTCTGGTAAACTAAACAGATTAGGGTTGAGGAGATCTGCATTTAGGTTTAAAGAACTCAGATTCAAAGTCTTGCCTGATTCATAGATACGTTCAATATGAGGTATCTTGGTCCAATCTAAAGCAAAAGTATTGGTACCTGTTTGCCAGAAGACTCCTTGCTCAGGCATGACTATGTACCCACCCAGTATAAGTATGCAAGACTTTCTAGTTAAATCCGCATCTACACTAAAGAATGTTCTATCTACCAAGTTACCAGAGGGGGTTTGAGGTATGATGTTACCTGGGTTCAGTTTTATCTTGGTGAGTCTACCCACATCTAGAAAACTGATGATGCCTAGTTTATTCATACGTGAGTGTTGAAGTGTTTTACCGCCATCTACCACGTAAGCTTTTTCACCGTCAGTATCAGTCATATGCACAAATCCATTCACAGTCACTAAACAGTGGCTGTGAATGAGAGACATGTCTGTGCTATAAATAGGTCTGGTCAAAACCAAATCAGGTTTATCTTCTGCAGGGTAATTTGCAGGAAGATTGACGCCTATTCTACAGATATCTATTTTATATCTGGCTCGAACCGCATCACAATACTTCACAAACTTAACTTCTGTGTTAGGGAACTGAGGAACAGTTTCTAATGTTCTAGATCCTAATAAAACAAGCATTTCATTCAGAGTTCCAGCAAAGCTGGAAAACTCTGATCTGAGTGTGTCTAGGTCGATGTATATATTCTGAGGAAGAGCTGGTAAGCTCAATTCGATGTACACCTTAGCGAAAGTGTCGTAGATAGAGAACACAACATGGTTCGATATATTCTGCTCTATCCATTGTGATCCGGCAGTGCGTGCTAAACACACCGCTTTTACGTAGCTGTACATTTCTTGTTTCTCCAAATCGGATGGTCAACTTCAGGAAGAACTTTTATGCCGTCAACGTACCCTTTAGACACGACTGGCCTATTGCTCAGTAACAAAATCGTTAATGAGCTACACACTTTTACCGAAGTCAACAATTCGCGTTATAGGATCATAATCCCTAATTTCGCACCATTTTATCTGGATAATCTCAGTGTTTCACACGAGGGTCCAGGTGGTGTGATTACACCTATGGTAGAGAACCAGCATTACATGCTTACTCTACCGTATATAGGAGCGGCTAGATCTATCGGAAAAATGCTGTATGGCGGCATCAGTTTTAACACTGACTTCCCCAACGGCACTCTACGAGTAACGTATCAGACTATCGGCGGTGAATGGACAGCTAATTATAATTATGTTCTTGAGAGATTGGCCACTATGGCCTATAACCCAAGAACCACAGTCTGGGATGTCGTCACAGACAAACCCAGTGCTTTTCCACCTATTAACCACGATCAGAACTTAGATTATGTTTACGGACATCTAGAACTGATTACGGCTATTAATGGTATCGCCACTCAGATTCTTAACAGACCAGCACCAGATAAGATCGTAGTGGGTTTGGGTAATGTTCAAAACTTACCTGTGGCTTCCGATGCCGAAGTATTGTCTGCTGCTCCAGTAGAGAAGTACATCACTCTCAGACAACTGGTTATGTTTTTTAATCAGTTTAACACACCCTAACATTTTTTGAGATCAGGAGTTTATTATGGCAAACGGTTTGCTTGGTAAAGCTATGGCTATAGCTAACAACTTTGTGAAGGTGTATGAAGTACCTTCTACTGGTGTGGTGTTCACTACTGCCAGTTATAACGCTTTGAACATGGACACAGTAGACGTGTTCCTTAAAGTGGCTATCACCACAAGTGAAACTCCATCTCCTGCTGACTTCGTTGACTTCAATGCCAAGATCCCTCAGGACGGCGGCATCGTTGAACGTAGCTGTATGACTATGAGTCCTGGCGAGAAGATGTTCTTCCAAGCCAGTTCTAGCAACGTGTCTATTCGTGTACACGGTTTAGAAAAAGCTGTTTGATAAAGGAGTAGGTCCATGCCTCGTAATTTGCAAGGACCTTCAGCGAACCTCGGGGCTCTGGACAGAGTCCTGGGTATCAATGAAGGCGGCACTGACGCCACTACAGACTTAACAGCTGTGCAAAATCTTGGTGGTATCCACAGGTCGATGATCAATCGGCCTGGGGGTATCGCCGGTCTAGACGCTTTGGGTAGATTACCTATAGACCTTATAGATGCTGATACTATCAGTATCCAAGGTCCTGTTCTATTGAACTCCAATCAGGTAGCTACTTACACCATCACCAACTATGATACATTTACCAGTTACAGTATCTCTGCCATAACTGGTACTGTAAGTCGTGTAGAAGATGTGATCACCTATACAGCACCTGGTGCTAATGGCATCGCAGGCTTTAGGATCAACGACCGAGTGTTTGATATAGCTGTTGGTCAGACTTTGATTAACAAACCTGTTATTCAATCTCCTGTTAATCTATCCAACAATCTGGGTGGGGATGTTACTTTTGTAACTGCTCCTTTTGATGTGGTGGGTGGCACAGATACTCACAGCTCCTCATCTTGGCAAGTATCTAGTGATATCAACTTTAACACGTTGATTGGCGAAGCTATTAATAGCAGCGCTAATAAGATCAGTTGGACTGTAACAGGTTTGTCTGAGAATGCCACTTACTATGTAAGAGCTAAACACACAGGTGTTAACTCTGGTGCATCTGGTTATAGCGATATTGTTCAGTTCTCCACCAAGACTATTTTTCTTCCCATAACAGAGAAGCAAATAGTTACAGCTAATAGCAAAGCAGGTTATACTGCATCTGCTGGTGAGGGCTATGGTGCTAACGTGGTTTTGTCTGGTGACGGACAAGTCATGGTAACCACCAGTAACAAACGTGATGTTAACTTAGCTGCTAATCGTAACCATGAGTCTGGTGGTGACTATGCTGATATGTATGTGAAGTCAGGTGGTACCTGGTCTCATGTACAGCGTATACAAAGACCCACCGGTACATCAGGCGCTATCAAAGCTTCTCTTAGCTATGATGGTGGTGTGTTGACTTTGGGTGAGCATAAGTTCTATGGTTCTGAGTTTACTCAAGCTAATTTCTCTTATTCCACGCCTGTCTCACAATCTGCTAACTTAGATGGCACCACAGCTGTAGAGATCTATAACAGAGTGTCAGGTTCCAATACGTGGTCTTTGAACAAAACTATTTCCCTGAATAGCAACTTTAAAGAATACCCCCTAGATGCAGATGTGAAGATTTCTGGTGATGGCGCTGTATTGGTTATAGCTGATAGCTTTTATGGCGCAGCTTATAAACAGAGATGGAACACACCTTGGATCTTTAACACAGCTGGTACTAACGCTAGAGCTTTGGTTTATAGAAAGACAGCCTCTGATTGGGTATTGAGCCAAACACTCACTATACCTAATACACTTGAGAACACAGGTAGTGTATCTATATCTAGAGATGGCAGAACCATTTCTGTTTTTGATACTTTAGATGAGTCCGCTACATATACAAATCCAACTCAATACCCTGTGTCTTGGATGGGTGCCTTGCATGTGTATAAAGACAATGGCTCTGGTCAGTTTACTTTGATCCAAACGTTGAAGAGTTCTACACCCAGGCACTCTGATCATTACGGTCATTTAGGTAACTCTGTTCAGAACATGTCTTCGGACGGTAAGTTGTTAGCTGCTGCTTGTCGCGGTGTATTAGCTCCTAATACAAATACATGGATAACCGACCAAATGGCTGCTAAAAATATCCAGTATAGTGATGGTTATGGATATGTAGAGCTTTGGGACTATATCAACGGTGCCTATGTCAGAGGTCAGAAATTGACCCCTAGCGGACAGCGTCAGTATTCTCATTTCGGTAGAAGTGTGTGGGTTTCTCCTAACGGTAAGACCATCGCTGTAGGTGCTGAATATGAAGACACCAAAGGTACTGATGCAGGCATGCTTTATATCTTCAAGAAGAGTGATGTCACTGGTATGTGGACTGAAGTAGCTCGTGTATTCCCTGACTCAGCTATCGGCAACAACGAAAAGTTTGGTGTCGAGGTATCTCTTTCTGATGATCTTAAAGAGATGGCTGTGGGTGCTTGGGGTAGAGATCCTGGTTTAACCAAGACAGCTACTCCTATAGCTCAAGCTGGTTACGGTGCAGTTTACCTGTACGGTTAAAAAGAATTACTCTATACCAGCCTAGGCTGGTATAGAGTTTTTTATTCGGCTTATAAAAGATTTCAATCACATATACTTAACTTGATACATAGCTGTAGTTTAATAGATTGCTTTTGATCTAGCTATCAGCTGAGGAGTGTATTATGGAACACATGACCCGTCGTGAAACCACCGCAGCATTTTATGCTGCGGGGTACGCTCTCCGCGCAGCTGCGCGGATGAGCAAAAGCATTAAAACCGGGGAAACCCGGTACAAAAAGTGTATGGTTAGGAAAACCTGGAGTTTCGTCCGCGAGGACGGGGTCCGGGTCTTTTCACGAAAACCCTATCTGGCGTTTTCGTGAGAATAACACCCCTAGCCCTCACAGGCCGGGGGTGTTATTTTTTTTTTGTTTAGCAGTCTACTGCGCAGATATGCGGATTAGCTCTAGAAGCTCCAGCTGTATATTCCTCACCTGTGTTTTCCACTATAGGTGTGTCACACAACACTTTACCGGCTCTTTCAGTAATTGTCCCACCGGCAGTATTGGTGATACCACCACCAGCAGTCTCAGTGATCTCATCACCTTTCTCATCTATCTTAGGAGCTGTGGTTAATACTCTTTCGCTTGCTTCAAAGTGTATAAACGGAGCTTTAAGATGTATCTTCTCTAAGGCATTTATAGTGATGGTGTTACTAGGGCTGTCCAACACATAGTAGTTACCCACATCATCCTTTACCTCTACATAACCCTTTCTGGTATCTATCTTCACATCATACTCAAAAGGTTCACCATCAGACTTCGTAGTCTTTAACCAAATATGTTTGTCTTTAGTACTTACCTCATACCAGTAACTAGATAGCTTATCAAAAGCTCTCTTGGTTATACCTGTAGCCAGATTACTGAAAGCGTATAAAACTCTTTCTAGTCTTCTTAGTTTAGGTTCTCTATAGATAGTCGTCCAATAGTACTTATCTGTATCGGCATAGCTAAAGATAATCACTGTTTCGTTCACTACCACATCAGGAGATGTGATGCGGTTACTATGTGCAAAAGGAAACCATCTGGCTTCTATGATCACTGAACTTTCAGCAGATGCTTTCTTTATAGTACCTGACATATCTTTGTAGTCAGCTTTGAACTCTTCTTTATGTTCAGACAGTTTACCGTCTACATAAGAGTATTCTTCTATAGGGACTACTTTTATCATATCTGTGTCATCTGGCTTAGTTTGCACTACGATGCCCAGAGAGTACAGTTTTAACTTTGACTCAGTTATCATTTTAAATCCTTGTTTAACATCACAAAATAAACTCTGATATTTCTTTAAGACTCAGATAAATCAGATGTATAAAGCCTAAAAGGATAGACATGCAGATAAAAGAAGTGGTGATTAAAGGCTACGAGAGAATGTCTTTGAACTCTATAGAGTATTTCAAATACAGCCCAGATAAAAAAATACAGCTGATTCTTGGTAGTAACGGATCTGGTAAAAGCAGCTTGATTAAAGAATTGAGCCCTCTGCCTGCTGAAGCTTCTGAGTATAAGAAGTCAGGTTACAAACATATAACCTACCAGCACAACGGAAGCACCTATACCTTAAAGAGTGACTTCACAGCTCTGGGTAATAAGTTTTCTTTTTGTAAAGATGGGGAAGAGCTTAATCCTGGACACACAGTAACTGTGTTTAAAGAACTTGTCAGAAAAGAGTTTAACATCACTCCAGATGTACATGGGCTTATGACAGGTAGAGTTAAGTTCAGTAAGATGTCTGTGGCTGAGAGAAGAAAGTGGTTTACCCAGATAGCTGATTGTGATTACACCTTTGCTATAGGTTTCTACAACAAGCTTAAAGAACAGTACCGAGATATACAAGGAGCTGTCAAACTACAGCAAGCTAGATTAGTGCAGGAGACTAACAAGCTGCCTAATGAGCAAGAGCATATCAAATACAGAGAAGACATACGTCATTTGAACATGTTCTTAGACGGATTGCTTTCTCAAACAGATCAGTCTATCTTAAAGGCAAGCACACTTTCTGATTTTGATACCATACAGCTCAAACTTAGGAAAGCAGCTACAGATACTGTTCAAGATAGAAACAAGTTTATTAATCCAGAAAACTATGTGGGTAAGCAAGAAATACTCGATGATTTGTTATTTGTTAAATCAGATATCAAGTCTTTAGAGACTCTTCTGCATAAGGTCTATCAAGAGATGGATGAACAGAGCAAGTCTATATCCATGTTGGAACAGAACAACTTAGCTTCTTTTCAAGATCTAGATGTGAGCCTTAAGTCTATACAAGATGAAATAGATCAGTTGCATAAACAACTGAGTTTCCCTATTGTTAAAAACCCTGATGTTGTATCTGCTGCTTTATCTTCTGTTAAACCTCAGTTAGATGAGTATCTGACAGAGATGTATAAGCATGCTAACAAAGGTTACACAAAAGAAAGCTATCAGAGTAATGTTCAGGCTTTGGCAGATCTTAATCTGAAGCTTAACAACACCAGATTTGCTTCTGATAAACTCTTTACTCAGTTAAAGGAGTACGACCACGCTAAACAACATAACGAAGTTAGCTGCCCTAACTGTAAACATACTTGGTTCAAAGGTTTCTCTCAGTCTCTGTATGATGAATGTTTGAGATCCAGAGAAATATTGGATAAAGACATACCTGTGTTGGAACTTCAGATTAAATTGTTAGAGAGTGTAAAAGCTGAACAGTTTGAATATCTAACTTTGATGAGTCAGTTTCTTAAACTCATGACACAAGTAGAAGCTTTAGACAGCATGTGGAAACACATCATGTCTTATGGTTCTCTGAGAACGGCTCCTATAGGCGTAAGACAGATGATCCAGACATACAGTCAGGAACTGGACAAACAGAAACAACTCAATCTCTCTATAGATAAGTTAGCTGAATTATCTAAGATCAAACAGATCACAGCTGAGAATCAAAGTAACGACCTATCCGCCCTTAAGATCAAGTATGCTAAATTAGAACTGTCTGCTCAGGACTATCAGGTAAAAATCAGAAGAAGCAAAGTAAAAGAACAATCCTTACTTAAGTCTATAGCCATCGTAGAAAATCTAGATCTCAAGAAACAAGAGCTGTTTAATCTACAGACAGCCCATAGCTCAGCTGTAAGAGACATAGAGAAAACTATTAGCCAAGATTTTATAACTTCTTGTATCAGGTTGGTTAAGTCTGAACTGGCTAGTTTGACTCAGATGGTGTCCAGGATAGATATCCAAGCAGCTCTGCTTACCTCTATAGAGAAACAGATAGCTGAGTATCAAGAACAGGCTGAAGTGTATAAGATCATGCTCAAAGAGTTAAGTCCTACTGAAGGACTTATCGCTAAAGGGTTGATTAACTTCATCAATCATTTCGTTATACAGATGAACGCTATTATCAAGAAAGTCTGGTTATATCCTCTTGAGATACAACCTGTCTTTCAACTAGACGATGAATTAGAACTTGATTATAAGTTTCAAGTCAAAGTCAATGATAAGAACGATATCTCTGATGTAAGTCTGGGATCATCTGCTATGAAGGAAGTGATAGACATGGCTTTCATGAGAGTGTCTATGAAATACCTAAAGCTGGATAAGGCACCTTTGTTCTTAGATGAGTTTTCCGTTAACATGGATTCTGCTCACAGAAAGTCAGCTTTCAACACCGTAACTGACCTGATGACTAACTCTAATCATAGTCAAGTCTTTCTAATATCCCATTATGAAGACAGCTATGGCAGTATAGCCAATGCAGACGTGGTGGTACTATGTCCTAACAACGTGGTGATACCTAAAGGTTGTGGGTATAACAACTGTGTAGATTTTACTGAACCTGCTTTAATGTAAAGGAAAGAATCATGTTTGAAAATATCAAGACCCGTGAAGAGTTTGAAAAAGTGGTGAGTGAGCTTATCGAGCAGGCCAAGAAGGAAGATAAAGTTCTGGAGATCTATACAGAACCTACCAAACCTTTGCGCATGGGTGGGTATAGGATGATATCTTCTGTGAGAGAAGCTAGAGTGCTTTCTTGACCTTGTAAAAGATTTCAGTCATATATACTTAACTTGATGTATAGCTGTAGTTTAATAGATTGTTTTTGATCTAGCTATCAGCTGAGGAGTACATTATGGATATGATTGACATTGCAGTGATCGCCTTTGCGGCGATCACAACGCCTTTCATCATTTGGGAAGCAGTGACGACACGTCGCTGACTTCCCAAGAGGTTGACAACTAACCTCTTTAAATAAATAGTTGGGCCAAAACCTGCCCTGACGCTTGGCCAGCAAAAAGGGATTATTAGCCTGTTCAAGTTCGCATATCGTGAATACAGGTTAACAGGAGATAGTCATGTACGCAAATTCTAACATAAAAATTACAGTTCCATTCTTCTCGTCATTTGCCGAGGAGTGGGACGACGGCGAAGATTGGGGTGGGGTTGACGACGGTAGCGGGGAGTGTAGCTTATCACTCCCCGATGGCGGGACGGCCGACGTCTACCTGATCGACAGGTCGGAGTGGACCCGATACAACACCCAGCGACAGCTGGGGGCACATGTCTTCTTTCGCGACCACTATGGTCGCGCTGTTGGATGGAGATATCCAACAGTGAATATTACCCCCGGCAAAGGTTATGAACTGGACTTTACAGGTCATTGTCCTGCTGGAAAGTAAAAATCATCCCCCTAGCCTTCACAGGCCGGGGATGATTTTTTTTTTTGCTTTTTTAAATACTCAGTCTTCTTTTGATATAAGCTTCTAGCTCAGCTATCTTAGTCAAAGCCTGATCATGTCTGTATAACAGTTCCATGTATCTCGCTCTATCAGTACCTCTACCTTGAGATACACCGGCTCTAGCAGTAGTCAGCGTATCATGCTTACCAGAGGACACTAACACCACACGGCTGCTTTCTACAAACTTAACTGTAGGTACTACACCCAGAGTATCCATACACAGATTACGCACTTCTGTTTGTAAGAAGCTCAGATCTCTGTCTACAGGAAAAGAAGGTAGAGAAGCAGTAAGTACATATGACCTGTAAGGTATGCCATTTACCATAGGGTAGGTAGAAATGTACCTAGCAGGCACATATAACCAATGTCCTATATCAGACTGTAGAGAAACGATATGCATGTTGTTTTGCAGATCGAGTTCATAGTCAGCATCTGGTATCCGGTATTTAACGTAGATATCCTTATAAGGATCTTCGTTATTAGCCAAATAGTCATTTAAGGATCTGATACCTTGACACGTATATCTTTCACCTTCTGTGATAAGAGTATCAAAAGGAGCTAAAAGTTTATACGAGCCAGAAGATCCTATCGTGGGTAGTACATTATCACTCATGATGTAAAGTCTGTGTTAGAAGCTGTAGCTACCATGTAGTTGATGTTATCATACACAGTAGAGATATACAACTTACCATTTCTGGTGATGCGTCTGAAGTTATTAGGTAGAGATGCGTACACAGATGTACTTTCAGCAGCTACCAGTAACTTACCTAACAGTATAGCGAATTCAGAAGTCTTGATAGACATACGAGCGAAGTCTAAAGACGTACTAGGCACAGCTATATAGTCAGGAAAGAGTTCTACCAGACTGCGTCTGCCTAAGATGTTAGTTATGCCTGGGAACACAGCTAAGCTTATACCTTTATAATCATAAGGCATGATAGACAGATTATCAGCTATGTAGTTAGAAGGATATACCGTGATAGGGTACATAGTCTCTAAGAAAGCTTTTATCTCTGTGAACTTAATGATGCTGCTATACAAAGCTGACAGATCTGTCAAGTTAGGTATAGACTTCTTATGCCACAGAGGCACCATTATGAACTCTGTTCTTCTAAACAGTTCAGGTAGAATATTTTCCCAATCGGTTATAGATCTGGTAGAGTTAGCTAATACATAAGCTGTAACAGCTTCTTTGATAGCATCGATATGATCCCCAGCCTTACCATAAATAACCACAGACCAATTGGTGACTATTTTTTGTGTAGGGTTTGTACTGTTGCTATATTCAAAAGGCAATATTCTGATAAAAGTTTCAGGATCGCCATTCTTAATAGCATCTATTCTTTCATAGATCGTGGCTACTGTGTTGGTGGCTATGGCTGCGGCAGCAGGAGCATAGAAACCAAACAGAACATTCAAATCAGTAACAGGTGGTATGACTTCTATTTCATATTCATCGTATTGATCTCTGAAAGAAGCATCTGACAACCAAATCTTGATCTCATCGTTAGTAGTAGCTAGATCCACCCATGATAACCACTGAGGCATAGCCACGGGCCCGTTAGAAACAAACGGTCCAAAGTTTAATCCAGCGATCTTATCGTTATGAGCAGAGATGACTGTGTTTCGGAAATCGTTTGAATCAAAAGGCTGTATGTGGTTAGTCGAGTAATTCAAACATGTGGAAACAACATCCAAAATATGTTTTACCTGTATCGCAGGTAAAACATAATGTGTTTTGTCTGATATCTTAATAGATTTGAAAGTCGTTAATTTCAGATTGTTATAAGCAGGGTCAGAGTACTCTCCTTTTTCCCTGCTATAAGTTTCTGACCATGTGCTGAGTTCACCTAAGGGTGCTACCTGTCCCTGAGTGTTGTTAACATAACTGTTTATGTTAACGAAGCCTTTGATTAAGTTCATATCGTGTCTTTACCTGAAAGAAAAAAATGGAGCTAAAACCATTAAAGACCATCATCAAGGTGGTCTATACCAGTTTTAAAATAGGCTTTAATGTTAAAAAAGGGGAGCTAGACCCTTTCAGCAAGAAGTTCAACATCTGGCTTGCTATCATATTAATTATCATAGTCAGTGTACTTACCTTTGGTGCTTTGCTAATATATAATTCAGTCTCCACTGGTGTCACTGTTATGAAGCAGAGAAAAGAAATAGCTTTACTGAATAAAGACTTAGTTTCCAAACAGCTGACTATAGAGCTAGATAAGAAAGATCTTGAGAACTGTAGAGTCAATGAACGAGCCTATGAGATCGTTTGCGGAAAGCTTAAGCGACGACAACCTGAAGATATGATCAATGACGTCGTCAATCTAAAAAGTAGCAAGTAGATTTATCAACTGACTTGTTATTTAAAAGAGAGCTGTATGGACACACAAATCAATGCCGTGGTTTACATCGACGGTTCTGCCAGACCTAATCCAGGTAAAATAGGATTCGGCACCCACGGCTATCTGTTTAGTTTAGAAGGTAAACCTTCTGTTAAGTTAGATGGTGGGTACCTTCTCACCAACAAAGGCTATAAAAAACAGCTTAAAGACGACATCGTCGAAGTATCCCCCACACAGTTTATAGACTTCATTGGCACTTCAGCTGTGGACGGAACCAACAACCGAGCTGAGGTCTTTGCTTTTCTGTCCACACTCAAAGAACTGCAACAGCATAAACCCAAGTCTATTCATTTTCTCACAGATAGTGAATATGTCAAGAAAGGTTTGACTGAGTGGTGTAAAGGTTGGGAAAGAAACAACTGGATTAAGCAAGATGGATTGCCTGTAGTTAACGCAGACATCTGGATGGAAGTCTATGCTTACTATAAACAACTTCTATCTATAGGTCAAGAGATCACGATTGAGTGGGTCAGAGGTCATAACAACGACATGGGTAATACCAGAGCAGATGCCTTGGCTGTGATCGGTATGAATTACTCTACCGATAATCTCTGTAAGGATCATTATACCTACAGTGATCCTAAAGGCTATTGGAAATCTTCAGTAGAGCGCCATCCTTTCCTGAACTTCAAAAGAGTTTATTTCAACACCACCCAAGAGTATAACATAGCTGGCAGCTACTTCCAAGCTGAGCCAGGTAAAGGCGTGGGTGATTTCATCATTGGTAAGCGCATACCTGAAACTGGTTTTGCCGTGGTCAGACTTTATGAACCTGAAAAAGTCATTGAGGATGTCAAAGCCAAACAAATTGATCATGCCAATAATCACAACTCTATAGTGATGATGAAGCTAGATCGGGTATATAGCAAAGAAGTCTATCCTTATCTAGAGAAACATGGTAAGTATTGTTTACTTGGTGATAGGAAGTCCAAGGGGTTAAACTTCCTAGATAACCAATCAGTTACCGTAGAGTTGAATCCAACTAACCTGTCTATGAGAGCAATCGAGACTTTCAACTTCCTTGAGGATATGTTGATTAAGTTTCAAACTTACTCTAAAACAGGCTGTGATGTGCCTGATAATCACAACGGTTTTCAGATCCATGATGTTACAAGTACATTCTATGACTTGGAATCTAAACTTGTAAAAAAGGAGTCCATCACTCAACATGTTCTTAAACCTGAATATACTTCAGCTCTGAAAAACATTAAGCTGTCTATCTCTGTCACCTACAAGGAAAGAACTGACAAGATAGACCTACCTGTGTTATTCGGTCTGGACATTCCACCCCGGAATAACCTTAAAAAGCTAGAGGATCATTCTCCTAAGATTTTTTTAATCTCTTGGAGAGACTCAGAAAGAACTCTTCGCTATGCATTTGTAATAGAATGTAACTCTGGTATCGGTATATGGTCTAACTATTTTGCCGATAGAATTTTTCTTAACTAACTCGTTCGTTTATCATGTTAACAACTACAATGATGGAGCGATTTTCAGACAAAGTACAATCAGCCGTCGGTTTTATACTTCCCGGTATGTTTAAGAGACTGATGTATATCTCCAGTCTTCTTTCTGTGATAGATGTGCAACCCACGTCCGATCAGGCTTTGGCTAGAAAACTCAATGACATTTTTCAATTGGGTAAGAATCCTTCCGCAGTGACAGACACCATGTTTGTTAAAGAAGTGCTGTGGAAAGAATTTGCCCATGAGAAAAGTTTTACCTATCATGGTAAAAGCTTTAATCTAGATCAATTCAAAAGCGGTAACTACACAGCTTCTGATCTAGACAGCATGGCTCGACACTTGATTGAAACCACACCGCAGTGGATCAAGTATGCCAATGAAGATGTCATGCGCTATGATATCAAGAAATTGGTTCGGAGTTTACCTGAACTGAGTGCAGCTTAACAAAAAAGCATTTAAGATACTACAGGACCATCAGGTCCTGTAGTATCTTATTTCTTTACTTTGTTACTTTATCGATTGTGTCCACCAGAGATCTGGTGCATTCGATAGCTTGTCTGGTTTTGAAAGCATAAACAGAACAAGTCTCCACCAAGCGCGCCACCGACATAGCACTCTCAGCAAGTTGCTTAGCTGCATAGCCAGACACTTCACTTGTTTCTTTATTAGCCATGATCTTGTCAAGATAAATAACTGTTTCATTAACAGCAGCTTTAACTTTCTCAAGATTTTTAATATGGTTATCTTTAGTAAGATCCACAGCTGCATCGGTCAGCTGTTCCATATCAGCAAAGCGAGCGATCACTTTGCGCAGAGGAAGACGAGACAGATCACTATCGTGTTTGAAGAAGCCAGCTATGTCTTTTAGAACTTGCTGTCTTTTTGCATCGGCTCTCGTATAAACTTGAGTATGCACACGAAGCGACGTTTTATCTTCTTTATTTGTGATAAAAGATGAGAGAACAATGTTGTAATCTCCTATTACTTCAAGGGTTTCTTTAAAAACATCGAGGTGGATGCGGTCTAATAGCCGAAGGTAATCTATGAGGTTACCATCAAAGCCTTCTGGTACTTGAACAAGAATATCTTGAAAGTCCAGGAAATTATGAGATTGAACACGTTTCGAGATAACTTTAAAATCACGTTGTGCTTGGAACGCTGTAATTTTAGGTGTGTCATATCCACCGAAACGTTCACCAGTAAAACCTGAAACGGTATCGCTAAGTTGGTTACTTAGTTTAGGAAAGAATTCATTGATGCGAAAGATCGCATTGTCTATAAATGAAGATTCAAGAGTGATAACCTGGGCCATTTGTTCCAGGCTCTGTACCGGAGCTTCTATATTGAGATTCATTGATAACTACCTTGTAAGTTGAGCGCTAGAAAGCAAATGAAAAAACTAGCACGAGTTTCCATACTATGTGCAGCGTAAACCCGCTACGTCCCTCAAGGAATAATTATGATCAAACAAGGTTTTCAACCAGCTCCCAGTGTCAAGATCATGCTCAACATCGGAGCTTGTCTGGATATACCTACAGGTTTCTATGTCAAGGGTAAACACGGAGAGAGTATTCTATTAGGTGGATTAGGTGCTTTGACAGGCATCACAGGACGTGGCAACATGTTCAAATCCACCATCATGCATTACATGATGTTGTCGGCAGCTGATCGACTAATGTCTGCAGCTGAAACTTCTATGTCTACTTATGACACAGAAATCAACATTCACGAAGAACGTCTTCGACAGCTGACAAATCAATTCACTTCCTTTGCTAATAAAGATATCATTACAGATGGCACCTGGGTTATTACTGACCGTACTGTTTACCATGGTAATGATTGGTATGAGAAGCTGAAGTCTTATTTGAAAGAGAATAAGAAACAAGGTGATAGTTCTATCATGTACGAAACCCCTTTCATGGAGAGAGATGGTAAAACATTAATGAAGACTATCATCCCTACCTTTTCTGAAGTGGATAGTTTTAGTAGGTTTGAGACTGAAGATGTAGCCAGAATGCAGGATGAGAATGCCCTGGGTGAGTCGGGTGGTAACACCATCCACATGCGCCAAGGTCTAGCTAAGATGCGCTTCCTGATGGAAGTGCCTGGTCTAGCAGGCACACACAACCATTTCATGTTGTTATCAGCCCATCTTGGTCAAGACACAGCCATTGCATCTGGTCCATATGCCGCACCACCACCTAAGAAACTTCAGCATATGAAGATGGGTGAAAAGATCAAAGGTGTCACAGATCAGTTTTTCTTTTTGACTAACAATTTCTGGATGGCTAACTCAGTTACGCCTCTAGTTAACCAAGGTACAAAAGGACCTGAATACCCTAAATCTAGTGACAATAACGCAGCTGGTGATCTTGATCTTAATTTGGTCAGTTTGAAACAGTTGAGATCCAAGTCAGGCCCGTCAGGAAATACCATTGAAATCATCGTTAGTCAGACCGAAGGTGTATTGCCTGGGTTGACCGAGTTCAATTACATTAAAGACTCTGGACGTTTTGGTCTAAACGGATCTTTGCAGAACTATGCTTTGGATATTTATCCTGAGTGTAAGTTGTCTAGAACTACGGTTCGTGGTAAGTTGGATAAAGATTTGAAACTCCGACGAGCCATGAATATCACTTCTGAGCTTTGCCAGATACAAGAATACTTTAAAGCTCAATCTGAATACTTCTGCACACCAGCAGAACTCTATAAAGATTTAAAAGAGCTGGGTTATGATTGGGATATGATCCTGTCACAAACCCGTGGTTGGTGGACCGTGAATAACGAAACCCACCCACTGAAGTTTTTGAGTACCATGGATTTGCTCAGAATGCGCAAGGGTGAATATAAACCCTATTGGTTAACCTAACATAAAACATGAGTGACCTGAGTGGTCACTCATGTTCTCATTTACTGAAAAGAACAAACATCATGAGTCAAGATTATTTTAAACCCAGAGAAAAAGGTGAAATAGATCTGGTGGCTGAAGTCAGACAGATACTTATCTCCAATGGGCTTGGTCAATCATTAGATGCCTATGACACAAATCGTTTTGTAACAGAAGCTTCTGACAAATGCTCCTCTGTACAACGCTTTCAACTGAATCGTTATTTCAGCATGCAGTTAATTATGGCTCCTGTAGACTCTACAGAAGAAAGATTCTGTTTGATTCCTAATGGAGATGTGTCTGACTGGCTGACTTTATTTAGGTCTAAGGTCGTACCCTTCATGATTCAGCACAATCTACCTAAACCTATTTGAGGTGTGGAGAATGGCCAAAAGAAAAGAAGCCGAGGCAGTCATACTGTCTTACATAGAAAAGATAGCACCTAAGTCAGGTAATTCTGACGTCTACAAAGCTGTGTTCGGTAAGATGAATGACAAGCAGTTTGACGAGTTCATGAAGAACTTGGAATCTGGTAAAGCTTTTTTGGTCATTCAGTTACCTAACTTTAAACATACAGGCGTGAGTCTTGAGAACAATCTCAAGATAGCTGATGAATTAGGACATGAGTTCTTTCAAAGACTTTGGATCACAGGTAAGAAAGATATACCTGATCATTTAACACCTATAGAGTCTTTGGTTATGGATCTGCCTGTCAGAAGGGCTTCGCAACTTCTGATCAAGAAGATCTCTGTGCCAGATGACAGCAGAACTGTAGATGCTTTAACAGGTCAGCCAACAGGTGAATCCAAAGGTGCTAAGTTATCCTATCCTGAATTACAAGTCTGTGCTGCCATGGGTTTAGATAACTCCATGGTAGAATTGATGAAGTACAGAGGTGGTGATAATAAAGGTCTTATAGCTTTTAATGCCATGCTGAGTAGATATGGTAGAGTTAACTTAAAGAGTGTGGAGCCTTATGCCTCTGGTGTGGAGTCTACCAAAACCCTTAAGACGTTCTTGACATCTATGATGTTAAGGAGCACTCTTTGATTAAAGACACACCTAAACAAACTATCTTTGTTGAGCTAGATGCTTTAATGGATACCAGAGCAGGCACGCTTGCTTTAATGGGTAATGATGCTTTAGAGACATGTGTGACAGCAGATTACTTTAAGAGATTGAACGACTTCTTTAAAGTAGAAGGGTTTAAAGAGAAATATCAGAAAAGAGATATTTCTACTCTTAAGCAATCTATGGTCACTCCTGTCTTAAGAATGATTAAAGAGTTTGTGAAATCCACACTTCTCAACAATCTTAATTCACCCCATGTGTTCAAGCCTGAGATTATACTGAACATACATCCTTACACTTTGACTGAACAGGAATCTTCAGGGTTTATAGAGATACTCGCATCTGTTACCAACATGGAAGCAGATATCAGAATAGTCTCTATGGATAATGACGAGCTGTCTCCTCAATATGTCAGAAACCATGTGTCTATCATGGTCATGTACCATGGCATAGCTTGGATGGATGTGCAAGCAGATGCTGGTAGATTCAATAAAAGAGCTTGTCCAGATGTCACAGTTATTTGCCCAGCTTTATTGGTCAAAGAAAATGTGGATATGGAAAGGAATCCTTTTCAGATACTAGAGACCATCACTGCTCCTATCATAGGTCTTAAGTTTTTCCCCATAGAAGACTTCTCTATGATAGTCAATCCTTTTAAATGACAAACATATCTCACTACCCTTTTCAGGGTAGTGAGATAATGCTTTTTAATTTGGTCTTGTGAAAGATTCGTAATCTAAAGTGCTAGAACCTTGATCTGTTTCACCCAGAACTTTATTGGTAACTTGGTGATCAGAAGAAACAACAGGCGCTTCTCTCTGACTATCAGGAAGTCTAGCTGTGGTTCTGATGAGAATTTCAGACAGAGATTTAGCCACAGCTTCCTGTGTCTTCTGTCCATTATCATCAGTCTTGATCTTGGCTTTGCCTAGGATAGTGGTATCCATGGTTTCCATGATCTTTAATAGAAAATACCTATCTTTGGGATTCTCAGGTAAAGAACCTTTCTTAGTAAGCTCTCTGATCATGTCTTCCCTTAAAGAAAGACCCAGCTCTAATCTGCGTTTATCGTCAATGTCCAATACATCTTCTGTTGCCATAATGGACCCCTTTCTTTAATTAGTAAAGTAATATATATTCTAGTTGAGTCTAGTTATTCAATCAACACAAGGTAACCATGTTTGAGATCATCAAGTCTTGGTTTCAAAAACCAAGAGAACCAACTCAAGAAGAGAAAACAACTGAACTCATACGTAAACTGAAAAACACAGATTACGCATTTGTTTATTCATCAGATTTAGCTTTGATAAGTCTGTCGGTAGTTAAGAAAAACATTTCTGACTATCTAAACTACCTTAGGAGAATCAATCGAAAGCTTTCAACAGGAGAAGAGATCTATTTGAGATCCTTGACAACAGAGCACTTCCAGATACGTTTACCAGATTGGTTTACTGTTAATGGAATGTTTACAAAACCATCTGAGCAGATGATCCTCTTTCTTGAAGAGGTAGAGATCTTCATGGACTTATATAAGAAGCACGATAGAATGTTAAATCGTACTTATAATCAAGAGCATAACTTTAAAGCAGTAGGTAGTGTATGTGGAGACCTACTCACACTTATGAAAGATATACAAAATGTCCACAGTCAATCTCTTCAGTCTGGATCTGAACAGACAGATTAAAACTGGAAGTGTCAACAGCATGCTTACACGTCTCTTTATTGAGATGTTGAAGTCTATGAATGTTGACAGTATCATGTACGAGAACAGAATAGATCAGTATATCACAAATGCTGGTTTGCCTAAGAACATCAAAGAACTGAGTTCGGTTCGCGGTAACATTAAGAAAGAACTGGCTAAGCCTTCTATGTCTTGGAAAGTCTTCTTGAAGTCTATGGTGTTTCTGGGTGTGAAGGAGTTTAAACTCTCTGTCACGTTCAACAACAAAGTAACTAGCGTGATCGAGAATATAGAGCAATCTCATATTTTCGATTATAAAACCATCAACATGAAATTGTTCGGTGGAACAGATAAAGAAAAGGATGAGTTGGAAGAGACCAATGTGTTACATGGACTTTACCAAAAAATCCATCAGTGCTTTATCGATTGCGGAGTTACAGAGCAAGACATGGTCATCGACTATGCCAAGAAAACAATGATGAACACCAACGAACGTGATTTATCATCCATCAAAGGCAGCATCAAGAAAGAGATCTCTCGTGGTAACATGACTTGGAGAGTCTTTATCAAAGGTCTGTGTTTCCTTGGTATAGAACACTACGTGGTGGCTTTGGAAGTGGTTAGGTTTGACCGAAGAGTATTTCGGGTAGGCTTTCCTGTTTCCATGACAGCTGCTGATATTGAAAACGAAAGTTAAACTATGTACAAACCACACGTACAAGCGGTGCTAGACGCTGTCGACAATGCTTGCTTGAAGCAACTTGTCGCAGCAAAAGTTGATAACACTGCCATGAATGTGCTGAATCAGTTCTTTGAATTCAGTCTAGGCTTTGAACCTTTCTATGCTCTGATGCCTACACGGTTGGCAAACTTTGTTGATACAATACACTCTGATTCTAAAGTCAGAGATTTTATCTACAATGCTGCTGACGGTGTTGTGTTTAAGCTGAAATGTTTGAAGACTGATACAGCAGATGGTTATAAAGAACTTGTTGAAATGATTGCTTATGCGGTCATGACCACGAGATCGGTTAGTCATCTTTCCCCAGAAGCCTTCCTTTCCACTGTTGACATACCTACTAAGTTTCGCAATACTGAAAATGGATTGTCAGCCCTACATGCGTTTCTACACGCCAACCCCATCATCATCATGTTTTATGTGGTGTCACAACACATCACGGAACTGAAAACATTTAACGAAATATATCTCAAGGGTAAATGACCATGGCTAAATCTCTCTTTGACGAACTGTTGGCTATCAAAAATCAACGCAGGAATCAAAATTCACCCAGGTCCAAGAAAGTAAGAAGTAATGACGCCATCCCTACTGTGGACTTCATGCGCCCTTACTCAGATGTTAACGCATTGATCGCTGATGGTAAAGACCACATCAACATCTGGCATGCCGCTGAAACAGACCTAGGTGCCGTATTGGATTTTAACAGCCCTCTGGAACTGACACATTCCATCTTTGGTTACTTTGACAACATGACTGCATTTTGGTTCTACATGCAGAGCAAAGAACGAGATGATCGTTTGCGCGGTATGAACCCTATCTCAGCTGTACGTTTCGGTAGAAAGATGGAGTCTACACGGGTTGTTAACTTCAGAGCGATCATTGCAGATAGCAACTGGCAACGTATCAAATCAAAACCTGCTCTGATAGCCATGTTGAAACGTTCCGATCTACCCTTCGATTGTTATCGAGTAGAGTACGACACAGGTCTGCGCATTCGCCCGCCTTTCTTCGGTTGGTTGCTTTGGGCTACTGAAGAAATTCGCAAAGCTCTGAGGGAAGATCGTGAGCCTGATTTCACTTGTCTATTGGACGAGCACGGTTCTGGCATCTATGATTACGTAATGCCAAAGAATCCTGGTGTTAAACCCATCAAACCTTCAGCAACTGAACTAAAGACAGTAATCGCTGAAACAAAATTAGACGCAGTGGAACTGAAGCCGGACGCTATCTCTGAAGTTACTGTGGATAATAACTCTTCAACAGCTCCTTCTTTTACAGCTGCTGAATAAGAATGACAGGACCTTCGGGTCCTGTCTTTTTTTCTGTTCACAATCCTATAGTGAATTAACAGAGAGAGAGTCTAGATATGGCTATATCTTCTAAACGCTTTTCCATCATAGGAGAAGAAACCAATCTAAGCATTACCAATCTTGACGAGATAGAGGATACGTTTATACGTAACGATCCTGATGCTGATTACAGTGAGATAAGTGATGAGTTGGAAGAGTTTGTCCAGGACATGATGGACGAAGTACCTTTCGACTATGAAGATGCTATCGATGAGGCTACCAGAGCTACTAAGGATCTGATAGCTGATATGAAAGATGTCAATCTCTTAGATGTCAAAGAGATGGATAAGAGAGTACAGGATCTCTTTCCGGATAACCCTATAGCCAGGTCTGTGTTTACACAGATGTCTGACAAATGTAAGAGAGACCCTCTGAGCATGCAAGGGTTAGGTAAACCCTACGACCCTAGTGTTTCCTGTAACGGTAGGAAAACCAATACTAAGAATAACAGCTGTAATGCAGGTAAGTATGGAGATATACTTAACAAGCTAACAGGTGGTGCTTATAATTCTTCTTATGAAGATTTGAATGGCATGTTGAAGAAAGTCATGGCTTTGGCTTCCTTCGGTTACAAAATGAACATGTGTGGTGTGTTCAATGCTGTTACTAAAGACATGACCAACAAGCCTATGCTCTCCAGAGCCTCTGCTGGCCTTCTAGGCATGCTTAGTAAGTCTAGCAATAGCCTAGGTGCCCTAGACGTGATAGCGGGTTCTACAGGCTTATCTCCTTTAAGAGAATTACCTGGTGCTTTATCCATGACTCTATCATCTTTCAAAATGCCATCTGGTGTGAAGGAGTTCGACATGGCTGAAATGTCTGATCGGATGATGGGTGGGGCTGAGCTGTTAGATGAAGGTTTTGACAGAAGTGAGGATATGTTATCTATCTCTGAGTTTGGAGATTATAACGAAGATCTTTCAGATGTCATGACTGCCAGAAGAACAGCTATAGCTATCGATGAAGACAGCTTAGATTTCATACCTGATTCAGATCAAGTGTTTTTAAGTTCTGCCTATGAAGCTGCTGGAACAGACGACTTCTATAGTGACGCAGATGGATTAGTGAGTGAAGATCTTTGGTAAAAGCTGATTATAAGTTTACACAGGGTTTCCCCTGTGTAAACTTTTTCAGTCACATATATTCTATTTGAGCTATCGCTGTGGTTTAATCGAAACATCTTTCGAACTCATGGTTAAGGAGATACTCATGAACGCAGTTACCTGCCAGTTTGGCAACGAAGGCGAGCGCAATTATGCACCCGCCGCAAATGTTCAAACTCTCGCCGTCAAAGACGGCTGGATCGGGAAACTATACTTGGTGGTCGACAAGACCACTGGGTTACTCGGTAAAGCCGTCAAAGCCGACGGCTGCGACGATGTCGCAGCCGATCTCTACTGCACCAACGCCAGGCGCGTTGGTCAGGGCTGGTCAATTCGACAATCTCTTGACAGCCTCGGATTCCCCGAGGTACATGAAAGCCAAGTGCGCATGCACTTGGTTTAATATAAATAACACCCCTAGCCATAACAGGCCGGGGGTGTTAATTTTTTTTTGTTTTAAACTCTTGTTGCGTTAGTACTACCTGACAATATAGCAGAGCTACCCACCAAGTTTTCTAACACGTTCCCTACCAGAGTCCACGATAGAGATCCCGATGTTAAAGTTTCATGAGCTATAGATGCCCACTCAGCTGGTGAAGTAAGTCTGTTTAAAGTCAATAATTTCTTAGCCAATCTTAGCTTAGCTTTAGGTAAAGCAAAGATTTGACTGTATATGTCCTGTCCAGCTAACACAGCCAGATAGTCAGATAAGATATTGTCTTCATCCAACGTCATCTCTATCTTGTTACCGAAGATACCAGATGAGGTCAAAGGCATGTGCATGATAGAAGACAGATCAGCTATGGTAAAGCTGACATCTATACCTAAGGCATTACCTGTGGTGTTAAATGGAAGATTGGTTGTACCTCTTGTGATAGAGAGGGATTCTATAATACCTAGTTTGATCTGACAACGACCTCTGTCAAATACTTGACAGATCAAAGGACTGCCATATGCTGATCTACCTGCTGATAAAGGCAAAGTACCTGCTAACAGCATGCAGAGAGGTATGTACATATTCTGAAACTGAGACATCACGTTACCGTAAGGACTCACCAGTTTCATTTTGTAAGAAGCTGTGGGTAATTTAGCGTTAGAGTTTTGCCAATGTTTAGGTATGTCTATATATCCAGCATTAGCTAAACCCATGATCAGATCAGAGATACCAAACGTGACACCGCTCACAGCACCCATGGCAAAGTCAGCAGCTGCTCCCACTACCTTACCGACTGCGTTAGTAAGCGTATTGTCTATTAGGTTACCATCAGCTAATGAGAATCGAACATCCCGAATCTGAGAAGCTGTGCTATTTAACTTCTGTGAAAGTTCTGACTCTGTAGTTACGTTAGAGAAAGACTCAGATACAGAACCTGTGCTATCTACTCTAAATACAGCAAACTGAGAACCTTGGCGAAACTCAGCATCGAAGTATTCAGCGAACCCAGCAGGTGCTTCTTTAAGCTGACCGCCTTTTTGATCACTTGTATCTATCCTAGGATCTAATTCAGTTTGTTCTGTTTTCAGCAAAGTGGTTTCTTCACCTACTGAGTTCTTACCTTTATCCACACCAGCTTTATAATAGCTATGCGCCATTAACTTCTCGTTGACCCAATTGAAGAACGTAGATATACCACCTGGGTTAACCATATCTGTTCTAAGAATATCGGATCTCTTCTTTAAAAAACCTATATGGCTGTTGTAGTCATCACTGTTCTTACTGGCGTCGTATTCGGCCATGAACACATTGTTAGCTGTTCTTTGAGCTTTTGAAGCTATGGCGAATACGTCAATATAGTTAGCGTTCTCTCCAGTGCCTGTAAAGAGATCCGGCATTAACTTCTTGATCTCTTCTAAGTATTCAGTATCTAATCTAAAAGGCTGACCACCTAACTTCTGATTTTTATCATCAGAAAGCATCTTAGGCATTATACCTCTGTTTACAGCCAGACTGTTCACAAGTGTGTTTACAGCTGACCAATATGTGTGCATGGTTGGTTTTAGAGTATAGAACTTTGTGGTGGGTCTACCAAACAAAGTCTCTATAGTTCCATTTAAGAATGACAAAACAGCCAACTGAGGCATAAACACAGTACCTACAGCTGTGCCTGCAAAGTCACCTAGGTTATAGAAGAACCCTAAGCCTCTGCCTGTTTTAGCTAACGTGGTCATGTTAGCATCATAAGCTCTGGCAAAGAAGTTTAACAATCCATTAAACTGAGGTACTCCGAATCTAATAAAGATCATCTGTGATGGATCATCTATAGCTTCTGAATAGTATCTACCTAAACCACAGTTAGATATAGAACCTACAGTAGGTGGTCTAAATACAGAGTTCTTTCTACCCTGTCTGATATCAGCATAAGGTGTAAACCCTGGTCTTGCATTGATACCTATGTTGTTACCCAGTTTGGTGCTGGTGAACTTCATAGATGCTGATGTGAAATACCTATTAGCTCTGTCAAAGCTCTCATCTAGGTTTATATCTGAGATAAGAAAAGCTTGTTTGACCCAATCCTTATCGTCTATTTGTGCAAACTCATCTTTATCCGTCTTGGTAATAGGGAATATACTTCCGCCATCTGGAGTTTCAGCTATGGTGGGGTCTATGTTGTTTAAATCGGCCATGAGGCTACACCTTCTCGGAAATAGATAGACAGGCTCGTTGGAGCCTGTCTATCTGTGGTTTATGCGGATCTTCTTCTCAAATCTAAAGCAGGGTTAGGAAGAGATTCTTTCTTACTGTTACCCAACGGACGAGCCGCAGGAGTTTCAGAATCAGAATCTGATTTACCACCACTGCCTTTATTGGAAATTAATCCATGTATCTTACTGAGTACATCCAGCATTTGCTTTTGCACACTCAGTGATTCACCTAAGCTATTATTCACAATATTAAGATCCGGCATGGTATTTCTACCAAGCTCAGAGCTGGCTTTACCAGCTGATTGTAAGTCAGGAGCCTGTTGGAAAGTTGTAAAAGATTTCTTCTGAGGCACATCCTGATAAGAAGCATTTTGTATACCAGAAGAAGAGTTTGCACTCTCTGTACTTGGTTTAGCAGAAGTTGTCGTAGCAGATGGGGTAGAACCTGTAACAGAATCAACCTTGGCTTTTAATGCACCCAAAGCTTTACCGCCGGCTTTACTAACCTTCTTCTTAAACAGTTCGTATATCTCAGCCAGTGTTCTTGGTCTTCTACCATCAAAGAAAATTTCTTTATTTGAACTGGCAGCAGCTGGGAACAATTGAGAACCTGGTACGTTAGGATGAGCAGACAGAAACTTAGAAGCCCCTGCTGGTCCTAAGAAATGTGCCAGATACAAATCTAAGTCATCTGGATTAGGTTTTACTTTAGATAGAGTATCTAGGTTAGTTTTGATATATTCACCAGCCATTAAACTAGCTGACAAAGGATCTGTTGGAGAGGCATCCTGACCCAAGTTGTATTTTCTACCATATTTCTTTATCTGCTCCATCCAAGTACCTTTGGTAAACTGGAATAGTCCAGTAGCCGAAGAGTTTGGATTCTTTGCATTTGGATTCATGTTAGATTCCAAAGTAGCAAAGGTTTTAAGCAGATTAAGATCCACACCTGTTTGCGATGCGGCTTTTTGCATAGCTGCGTTTATATCTAGAGGCACATCTGTCTTGCTGACAGTATCTGTCTGCGGTATCTTACCATCTTCACTACCAGTAACATTACCCAAGGCATCGTAAGTGCTATTGCTCGCATTTGTTCTGAGAACAGAAGATGCAGGAGCTTTAGCAGCTTTGATAGTCGACCCATCATCCATGCCTGTAAAGTTACCCATAGCGTCAAATGAAGATGCTCCGCCTATAGATATTTCCTCAGTCTTAGCAGCTGGTTTATCTAAAGGTTTATCAGACATAGCTTTACCAGCTAAGTTGACGTCTTCTTCAGTTAACTGATTATTGATAGTTCCGTTGGCAGTAGCGTCTAATAATGCTTTAGCCATTGCGTGATTACGACCTTTTAGACCACCTTGCATAATGGTGCCGTAACCACCACCGCCTCTACCCACACCGTAATTAATAAGATCTGCTGCTACTGCTGGATTCTTTTTAGATTCCATCAGAGCCATTTGTATACCAGCTGGTTCAAAGTGCCATGGTTCACTACCCACAGGACGAGTGAAACCATATTTCTTCATGAGTCCTAACTTATCTAGTTCATTCATAATGCCTCTGTCGGCATCCATGGCTAAACCAAATTCATGTAAAGACTTACCAGGTGCTGCTGATGTACCAGGTGATCTTCTGTGTATTTCAGCTTGTTTCTCGTAAGATCTAAACGCATCGTTTAGAGATATAGACTTACCTGTTATCTCACCGTATTCCTGAGCCATAGCCAAAAGGTTCTTACGAACTTCTGGATGTAGATTTTCTATATCCACACCTGGCTTCAGTGAGATGAATTGCATACCTGTGCTACCATCCCTCATAGGGCCATTAGCCAGACCAGGTGTCTTCATACCACCTAAAGAACCTGTACTATCTGTATTAGTGGTTTTAGGTTCTGTTTTACCATCTTCTGTTCCCTCTACAGCTTTTGTGTTTTGGGTTTTAGCAGCTGGTGGTTTAATCAGATCTTTGTCTTCTTTCTTAGGTTCTAATGAAGGAGCTTTTTCTCTTTTCACCTTACCTGAAGAATCAATTACTTTAGTGGGTTCTAATTTAATATCTACAGCTGTAGAAGCGAGTAGGTTCTTAATTTCTATTTTGATGATCTCACGGTTATCGCTCAACTCAGGCACATCCTTAACAGGACTTGTCTTTACATCATGCGGACCGTCATCAAAACTAGAGAGTTCAAGATAGCGCTTTCTGTTACTAGGCTCAAGCTTGTCTACCTTGTTTAAGGAAGCATTCTTGTCTATGTTGTATAAAACTCTAAGGTGGTTGATAAAGAATACTCTGAAACGATCTTTAAACCAAGTTTTCAGTTTATCGAATTGTTCTTTGTCTTCTATGTTCACACCGAAGATATTAGAAACATCTTTCCAATCCAAAGAAGAAGCTATCTTAGGATCGCCGTTAGAGACAGCTAAATGTTTCTCTATGATAAGATTTTCAAGCTCTATGACTTTGTGATGGTGTTGACTATCACCAGAAGAGTTACTAAAACCGTACTGATAAGCTCTGTATTTTTCATACTTGTTGAGGTTGTTCCTCATTAAGTATTTAACACCTTTGTAGGCACCATAACCTATACCAGCTGCTAAAAGGTAAGGGGCTGCTCCTACTAAGAAGCTACCCACTCCAGCCACAACAGCAAGACCAGTAGCTAAGCCGCCACCCATGGTACCAGCTGCTACTACACTGGCTATAGCTGGAGCTGCTCTTAATGCAGTCATGGCAGTCTTAGCTAAAGGTAATGCTCTACCCATGGTCATTAAACCTTTACCCAGTTTACCTATAGTACCGAAAATAGAGAAAGCGCCTGATATCAAAGACCCAGCTCCAGACAAGACACCCATGAGTTTACTCATTATAGACCCAAGTCCATTACCGTCTTTGTACTTAACAGTCATGTCTGGATCTGCGTTGGTCTTACCCTTAGCTGCAGGATTCTGTTGAGAAGTTTTATCTTTATTCCTGTCGAATATATCCATCCAGGAACCAGAGCGTCTTCCGTCACCATCCGCGTCATTGAACTTACCGGCTTTTTCTTTTTTCTTGGCAGCTATTCTAGCTAACCGTTCAGCAGTAGTGCCTTTATCAGCTTTACCAGGCATCTTGATAGTAGCCTTTGGCTTACCAGCAAGCTTACCCATTATACCGTTCTTCACTCTAGAAAACAAACCTGGTTTCTTTTCACCGTCCGGGGTGTTCTGTTCTGAAGATTCTTGTATAGAAGGTTTAGACTCTTTATTCTTTTCAGCTTGTTGCTGAGCGTGTTCTTTTATAGCTTTGCGATTTTCTTTAAAGTCACTGGCCATATCACCTATGACAGTTCTGAAGAATCCTTTCTTCTTCTTAGGCATAGGGCCGACGAAACCACCATTTTTAAGCTGTTCATGCTGTTCAGCTAAAACAACCATCCTGGCTTTTTGTTCGTCTGAGGCTTTCTTGATATACTCACCAGCTCTCTTGAACATGGATTTCTGTTCTTGTTTTTGTGGCATAGGGCCGACAAAAGCTGGGTTTAGTTTTTCGTATTGTTTCTTGACTGTAGAGAATACATTACCCATGAGACCTTTTTTTCCATCAGATTTCTGAGGCATGGGTCCTACAAACCCACCATTCTTTATCTGATTGTATTGATCTGCTAGAGTCTGCAAACGTTCGTCATGTTTATCTTTAGTCTTTTTAGCGTATGAAGATAGCTTTGAAAACAAACCTTTCTTCTCAGGCATAGGACCGACAAAGTTTTCTTTTTTATTTTGATCAAGACCTTCTTTGAACTTCTTTACACGTTCGTCATGAGCGTCAGAAGCAGCATCTATCCTGTCTAGCATAGATGCAAAGAATCCTTTCTTCTTAGGCTTATCACCATCAGCAGTGGATTCATTATCGTCGCTCAGTCTGGGATCGAATATAGAAGCGAACTTTAAAAGACTTTGCCCTTGTGGACTTGACTTAAAGATATCTTTAAGTTCTTTAAAAGCGTCGTCGTTATCTTGTTTGACTTCTTCAGCTTTAGCAATGGGTTCGTTCTTACCATTCTTTTTCTTCTTTTTACTTTTAGAGACAGGACCTTTAAGTAGATCTCTGATCTCTACAAGTACGTTGAAGATCTTAGTGTTACCGAAACCTATTCCAAATTCGCCATCTCTAAAGCCTTTAATACCCTTAGTAGCCAGTTTCCAAGCACCAGACGCCACAGCGCCTACTACCTTAGCACCAAGTTTGATAGTAGAAGCAGCCATACCAAACATGCTCTTAAACATGGTTTTGATAGGATGTCCATGTCTGTCTACTAAACCCTTAGCCAGATCACTTGCTGATATAACAATGTTGCCGGACTTATCTACGATATCACCTTTGATATCAGAGAACTTCTTAATGACGGTTCCAGATTGCTTATCGTAATACTCACCAGACTCCACCAATATCTTTTTGATACGAGGAGCAAGTTCACCTTTAATATAAATATCTGTATCGATAAACAGATTCACGGTACCTCTTACCAAAGACGCAGCCATCTTAAAAACGCTACCGCCTAAGCGTTCTGCACCTTTATAAGCCATATCTCCTACGTTAGTAATAAGGTCTCTTCCTAATCTGCCAACAGTGCGTATACCAGAATCTATTTTATCTTTGTTCTTATAAAGACCACCCACCACAGATCCGGCGCCTTTTAACCCAGCGCCTAATATACCACCTGTGAGTTTAAGTCCAAATCTACCAGTCCCTATGGTCATGTCTTTAATCAGCTTACCAGCTGACATGAAAGAACTACCTATGGATTTAAAGAAGTTTCTGTTGATAGTTATACCAGGTATATTGAGTAAAGTCAATTTACCTAGGTTATCCATCTTCTCATTGGTTAGTTTGGTATTCTCAGATATTTGTTTAAGATAGTCTGTCTGTACCTTAGCCATTTCCAAGATATCGTCGACGTTTTCAGGTTTGTTATCTATGACTTTAGATACCTTACCATCTAACTCTTTGATGGCAGCCATGGCTATACCGTTCATGCTAACCAGATCTATTTTCTTACCATCTGGAGCAGCAGCGTTACCAAAATTGGCTTTGACCTCTTGGGCCATAGGACCTATCTTAGCATTCTCTGTGTCTTCCCCAAGACCCTTCTTGTAATTCCAATTAAAGATACCAGTCTTGCTTAAACTTTCAAGCACAGATTTACCATTATGTCCAGGAAGCTGCACTCCGTTAAAGTTAGTAATATTAGTTTTGGCGTTGATGTCAGACGTACCTAATCGTTCAGACTCAGCTTGTTTTAATAACCAATCTTTGTATTTGTCACTATCAAGACTCCACTTACCACCACTATCCATTTTAACTATACCGAGTTCATTGAACGCGGAAGTTTGGTTAGCCATAAGGTGATCGTTGATAGTACCTTGTATATTAGGAGCCATGGATCTGAGTTCTTCCAGATCCTTCATCATTCTACCTTTATTACCCTCACGCTCAGGGTTGGCTTCAGCCCCTAATTTATGGAATAGTTTCTCTGTTAACTTTTCTCTAATCTTTGACGGAAGATCTTTAAAAGATTTACTGTCAAACATAGCCTGCATGGAAGTATCACTTGAATTCTCAAAAGTGAATCCCGCCAAGAACTTGTTTGTCTGTTCTTGTTCCTCAGGTGTGCTTTCATTACCTAGTATTGCAGATGTAACGTCTTTTAATTTACGGTTAAAAGACGTAGAAGAATCTTTAGCTGTTTTTTCCAAATTGGCTAAAACATCGCTTTTAAGTTTATCCTCAGTTTTGAACTCTCCTGCCTTTTCATCAAAGACAGTCAGAGGTGTTGTTTCACCACCACCGTTAGCGATCTTAAGTTCTCGATACATCCTGGCTAAATAGCCAGGTATAATCTCGGTAACGCTAACAAACATCTTGCTGTTGGTATGTTGTTCGACTCCTGGAACATCACCAGCATAAATTTTTCTAGCGCTTATTGAATCTTTGAGTCCTTCATTATCACCCATGTGACTCATGTCGCTCAGAGTCTCGGCAGCTAGACGTTTAACAATATTATCACTACTTAATCCGCCCTGCAGCCAATCAGATTTTCTGAATTTCTTAAGAAGCTCGTGTGGGTTCTTTATAAGGTTTGCCCATTTCTGACCGGTCATCTTCAGATCAGGAAACTCTTTTTCAATTTCTTTTCTAAGTTCAGGCGTGAGAAGATCTCTTATGTAACCCGCCCCCATGCTGCCAATAGACTCACCAAAGAAACTAGCGGCTGACCCACCCATTGATCTGTTGGTCTCCACGCCCATGCCTATCATATCGATAGCACCGGCACCTTGCTCAATACCCTGAGCTATCTCCGAAACCTTCTCACCTATGTAAGGAGTAAGACGCTTAAAGAAGTTATCCACAAAGCTATTATCGCCAAATAACTTATTGGTTATCTTACTTACAGCTCTGTTCTGTAATTCTTCTTTAAACCGTTCACTCTGATGTATCTTAACAAACTCAGGTAAAGCCGTGTTCTTACTGATGACCTCGAATTGCTTAGTGGATACTTCTTGGTACTTTCTGGTAAAGTCTAAAAGTTCTTTCTGAGCAAAGAAGGATCTCAGCTGTAACTCTAAACTTTTCTTTTGATAAGCTTGAGTTACAGTGTCGTTATAGCTGGTCAATCTGGCTATGTTATCGTGGATACCGCCTAAGACACCTATTTCGCTATCGAAACGTTTCTTAGCCACGCCTTCACGCACATTCTCTTGTGCGTTAGAACGAGCAGACATCTGTATTTGAGCTTCTTGATTAGCTGCAAATACTCCAGCTATTGTGCTGTTGATGCTTTGTTCTAGTTGACCTTCAGAAGAAGAATTGGAAATCTGGTCTTTACCACCAGTCATTTCCAAGAACTTATCTGTCATTCTTCTCAGGAAACCTTCTTCCTGAGGCACCAGCTTATCGATTTTTCTACCGAGGTTATTAAGCTGGGGCTTTAATTCCCTGATAGTATCATCATATAGCTTAGACGTTTTGTCTATTACCTTATCAGCTGTGCTGAAACTGGTAGAGAAAGTTTCTGGTAAAGCACCTTCTAAAGTCTTAGCTAAAAACTCAGGCCTTACCACTTCCCCAGCAGCACCAGAAATGGTGCCTTTAAAAACTTCCGTGACAGGGGATCTAGATTTAGAATTACTAGACTCTGGTGACATTTCGGAAGATATGTCATCCATACCAAAGTCATCAAAGTCTAGATCATTATCTAGATCAAACTCATCACGTTGTAATTTTTTCTTTACATTCTTAGCCATTTTGGGTAATCCTTTTAAGGCCGATTAATTTCATAGGATCAAGCATGCAATCACCTTCTTTACCCTTTAACCTGGATTTGCTTAACCTAGCAGATCTAGACATTCGAAGTTTAAGACCTGTTAAAGTACTTGACATCATGGACGGGTTCAGTAAGAACTTTCATCCAGATGGTTTATTCAGCACTGAGACGTTCGGTATGGTGGGGGAAGAGAAGAGAAACCGTATGTTCTCTTATATAGATCTAAACATCCAGATCTTCCATCCTATCATCTTTAAAGCTCTTTATGATCTTAAGAGTCTTTACGGTGACATCATGTCATCTAGAGCTTACGCTGTCTTTGACACAGAACTTAAAGACTTTGTTAAGTCTGATCCTGTCACAGGTAAAACTGGATTTGATTTCTTTGTTAAGCATTATAAGGATATCAAGTTTGAAGACAGACCATCTCCTAAGAGAGAGTTTAATATTAAGCTGGTAAATAAATATATCAGTAAAGCTCTGATAGATAAGTTTGTAGTGATGCCAGCTGGTATGAGAGACTATACTCTAGATGAGAATAGTCAACCTAGCGAAGATGAGATCAACGGACTCTATAGAAGAGTACTTTCTCTTTCTGGTGTCATAGGTACGGTAGACTCTAAGTTAAATGCTGAGTATTTCAACAACATGAGGTTTCAGCTACAGATAGCTTGTAATGAGATCTTTGAGTATATTAAGAATCTGTTAGAAGGTAAGTCTAAACTCATACTAGGTAAGTGGGCAGGTAGAAAAGTTTTTCATTCTACCAGAAACGTTATTACCTCTTATGTAAGTAAGTCTACACAACTCTTTGGTCCTAAGTCTGTTTCCACAGAACAAACTGTGGTGGGTCTTTATCAGTTTCTAAGAGCTACTCTACCTCTTTCTATTAGAAACGTAAGAGATGGGTTTATGTCTAAGGTCTTTACAGGACCTAACACACCCATGATACTGGTAGATAAAAAGACTCTGAAGAAAGTAACTGTACCTATCAATGGTAAAGAGTACGATAAGTGGATGACCAACGAAGGTCTAGAGAAAGTCTTTGCTACTTACGGACAAGAGAACCTAAGACATGACTATATAGAGATATCTGGTCATTACGCAGGATTGATCTTTAAAGGTAAGGACAACACATATCGATTCTTACAAGACATAGATGAACTACCTGAAAGATACAGCAAAGAAGAAGTGAGCCCTATCACTTTAACTGAGCTGATCATGTTAAGTGTTTATCACGGGTCTGAAGAGATACCTTGTTTTGCTACGCGTTACCCTATCACTGGGTATGGTAGTATATATCCAAGCTACGTGTACCTGAAGTCTACAGTAGAAGCTGACACCAGAACTTTACTGGATGATAACTGGGAACCTACAGAACTTGTCTGTGCTGAATTTCCCATACACGGAAATGGTTTTTATAATTCGTTCTCGCCCGCTGTGAAGCAGCTTGGGAGATTGGGTGCTGATAAAAAAGGATATAAAAAGTGAGTTAAAAGTATTCATATTTTATATCCGATTGTCCTCTTAAATAGTAATATTTAAAGAGATTTTTCTTGAATTGCTGGAACACCCTAAAGTTAATCCACCACCGCTAGATGAAAATCAAAGCCAAGGTTTGAAAACGGATTAAATGTAACAATGGGTAATCAGCAGCTAAGACGCTAAAGTTGACTTTATAGCCAACCATGCGTAAAGTTCAACGACTAACCCTTAAGCAAGGTGTAGGAGATAGTATCTCCGAAGTGGGAAACACCCTACTGTATAAACAGAGGGTGAAGATATAGTCTGCTCCTTTGGGAAAGCCAAAGGCGGGTGTCTAAGCACACCGGGTTACTTTATGATAGGTTTGAAACCGAACGACTGTAACTGGACAATAGGTTCGATAAGTAACATTGTCGCATATAGAAGAAATTCTGTAATGAAAACTTCTTGAATTGCTGGAACACCCTTAGAGCCTAATCACCACCGCGAGGCGAAAGCCAAAGCCACGGTTTGAAAAGATTAGGATTGGGTTATCAGCAGCGAAGCACCGTATAGGTGAACGTTCAACGACCATCCCGTAAGGGAGTAGGATCTAGCAGATCCGAAGTGGGAAGCATCTTACCAGATAAAGCTGAAGATGGTGATATGGTCTGTTCCTGTATGAAAGTACAGGCGGGTGTCTTAGCACACCGGGTAAAGAGAGTAGGTTTATATAACCGAGCGACTTTACTGGACAATAAGGGTGATACGATGTCTTTAGTTTGCGTTCTGTCTGAAGAGTCTAAGTTAGAGATCAGAAACAAATTAAATTCTAGAGATTTCTATGTCGGTGTAAATAACAAGATGAACTTCAGTGCTGGAGATGATGTTCTTGAGTTAACACTGGCCAACATGACAGGTTAAACAACATGCAAAAACTTTTTAATCTCTTCTATAGAGAATCAGGTACCAGACGCATACAGAACTTAGTCAGTCCAAAAATAGTGGATTTCATAAGCTTTCCCAGAGATTCTGTTTACCACCACCTCACTATGGATGGTGGTATGGATCTTGATGTTTCTAAGCTTTATTTCAAAGGTTTTAAAAACAGGATAGCTACTGACTATGTCTTTGTGTCGGACTTTACAGAAGGTGGTGCCAGGAAGGTACCTTTTGTATTGAAAGTGGCTATCAGAGATTTCCATCTGAAAAACAAACTGTTTCAATACAGACCTGAAGCCACAGCTGTTGTTAAAGACAGCAGTACTTTAATCGTGAAAAATTATAACTATCTGCATGAGAGTTATAAATACATGGATCTGGCTACAACGCCTTATTTCAAGTTTAAGAATCTTTATAATACGTTATTTGAAAACGTGTCTAAAGATTGTGGGATATCTGGAAGGCATCACTTTATCTTCATGTCTGTGCCTAAAGAGGTACCTGCAGTTAGCTTCTTAGAACAGTTCTCTAAAGCCAAGCCTAGTACAGGTTTACTGACTGTATTTAATACAGTTGAGAAACTGTTTGTTCTTGAGGTTTACAAATGGTTGGATAAAGAGAACTCAGGTCAAAGTGTTTTGTCTGGTATCACTGAGGACAAGCTTTCTAAAGTAAACATCGTTTTCTTTAACAAAACCAATAAAGCTTCTATCGTTAACTTAGGTTATATGTCTAGTTGGATCAAAGGACATAACAACCTAACAGGCTTTAATGACACTATGCAGCTTGAGGATACCCACATCCAGAAGTTGTTTCTGAAGTTTTTGATGGAGCTGAATACTTCTTCTGAGATTGCAGAAGAAGAACCTTTGATGGAAGATCCTGTTCAGGATGCAGAGTCTGTTGACTTCGATGATGAGGTAGATCTACCTGGTGAGGTATCAGATGCTTTCATGCATGGTGTTACCAAGTCTAAAGCAAAAGAAACCACAGATAAAAAGCCTGAGGTTTCTGAGGATGAAGACGATGGTTTAAACGATATAAAAGATATTGACGCTATATTGGCTCAAGTGGATGAAGAAGTCAAAGTAGCTGATACTGTACAGAAGAACAAGTTAGCCAAGAAAGGCATATCTGTAGATGGTGAAGGTGCAGTTACCGAAACCAAACTCAAGAGAGTATTTACAGAAGAACAAGTACAAGCTGAAGTCTATGGGGATAAGACTTATAAAGAAAGTCTTAAAATGTCTATAGATGCTGCTGCTGATACTGGTAGGTTGTCAGCAGCTGATTATAAAAAGATGGTTAAGCTGGCTGAAGAATTTGACAACATAGAAGATCCTTACGGTAGCAAGAAGAAAATCTCTGAGTTGAACTCTGTTACAGTAGCTGATGTCACTTTAAATGAAGAAGACAATAAAATAGTCACGTCTGAATACATGTTAGACAAGACGATGGCTGAATCTTCTTTACAGTCTTTTGATAAAGCTTACATCAACAAAGTCATGAAGAAAGACATGTTGATGATGGTGTCTGGTTTACAGAAAGCTGGTGTAGCTATAACCAGCTATGAGATCAGAAATGAAAGTAGTGTCATGGGTGCCTACGATGTACATGAAGTACAGTTTAAACCTGTAGACGGTATGGCTTCTACGATACGGTTCAGAGTACCGTGTGTGGATGAAGACGGAGTGATGAAGGTAGGTGGGTCTTCTTACTCTTACAGAAAACAGCGTGTAGATACACCTATCCGCAAAATAGACCCTATCACAGTAGCTTTAACCAGCTATTACGGTAAGACGTTTGTGGCTGTATCTGATAAGAAAGCCAACAGCTCTTACGATTGGTTATTGAGAAACATCAGTAAGTTAAGCATGTTAGAAAACCCTGTCATTACAGATCTGGGTCCTGCTAACGTGTATAACAACTTACTTAAAGCTCCTTACCTCTATAGCTTTCTGTCTCAAAACTATAAAACGTTTAAGATAGCAGGTAATACTTTCATCTTTGATGAAAGAGATCGATCTGTTATTTCTGACGACTTTGCTAAAATAGAGAAGAACGGAAGTATAGTCTGTGGGTTTACAGCTAAGCTGGAACCTATCGTGATGGCTGAGACTGAAGAATTCTTTATCTATAAAGCAGGTGGATATGTCAGCATAGGTCATATAGAGACCATGCTAGGGATAGATAAAACCAAATCACCTGTAGACTTTACAGAGCTTAGAGTATTTGCTAAGACAATACCTGTCGGTGTAGTGCTTGGGTACTACATTGGGCTAGATAAACTACTGACTCTTCTTAAAGCCAAGTATCGTGTCGTCGAAGGCAGGTTCCAAAAGGATCTTCAGCAAGATGAATACGCTTTGAAGTTTGCTGATGTGTCTTACATATTCAGCAGGAAACAGAAAGCAGCCAGTTTAATACTCTCTGGCTTCTTAGACTTTGAGAAAACTCTAAAACAATATCCGGTAGAGATGTATAACGACAAAGATGTTTATTTCAACTTGTTTGAAAGTAAATCTCTGAGCTCACTATACATACGTGAACTGGATGTCTATCGTCAACTGTTTATAGATGGGATTACTAAAACCATACTTGAGCAGATGAACATGCCTGTTACTTTTGAAGGTTTGTTAGTCAAGTCTACTGAGATGCTTGTAGATTACAGCCATCCAGATACTCAAGACCTAAACCACATGCGTATCAGAGGTTATGAGCGTATCTCTGGCATAGTCTACAGTCAATTATCTACAGCTATAAGACAGTATAGGAATAAGAATATCTCTGGAAGATCCAAGATAGATATGTCTCCTTTTGCTGTATGGTCAGCTATTATGAAAGACCCTGCTATTAAGTTAGTAGAGGATATCAACCCTATCCAGAACATGAAAGAGTCTGAGATAGTGACATATGTAGGTGAAGGTGGTCGTGGTAAAGAATCCATGAACAAAGCCACCAGAGCTTTTCATGTGTCTGATGTAGGTGTGGTCTCTGAAGCTTCTGTTGACAGCGGTGACGTGGGTATCAACTTCTATCTTTCGTCTAATCCAAATTTTAAGGATATGCGTGGGATTATCAAAGCTGATAAAAATGTAACACCTGCTTCTATGGTAAGCACAGCCACTATGCTTGCACCAGGTAGTAGTCAAGATGATTAAATATATACAGTGAGGAACTGTATATGACTGAATGTAATACACCTAATTTTAAGATTCCAAAAGGTTACTCTAAATACAGAGTCTCGCCAGATGGAAAAGTTTTTTCGTTTCATAGAGAAAAGTTTTTAAAAGGATCTATAAATCCAGCAGGTTACACCAATATTAGATTAACATCCGATAATGGCGTAACCTTAACTTGGGGATTGCATAGACTGATAGCGTTTTGTTTTATTTGCAGCGATTATGAAAAGTTTGGTGAGTTGTATGTAAACCATAAGGACGGTAATAAACACAACAACACACTTGAAAATCTTGAAATCGTAACACCTAAACAGAACGTTGAACACGCAGGTCTTAACAACTTAAGTAGAAAGTGTTTACCTATTTTAGTAAGAGATGTTAAAAGTGGTTTGATATCGGAATACCCTAGCATCATTGAATGTTCCAAACATCTTGGTGTTAGTAAGGATACTGTTTTATACAGATTAAGATACCTAGGTAAAAGATTATCGCCATCTGGTCAACAATTCAAACTGAAGAAAGATAAAACACCTTGGGTTGAAATAAAAGATTTAGAAGAAGCGAAAAAACTTTACGGTAGGAACAAAAGCGTTGCGGTGAGAACATATCCAGCTATTGAAAGAATCACTATCTACAGTAGTTGTAATGAAGTATCGTCAAAATTAGGCTTAAGCACAGGTTATGTTTCTCAGTTGTTTTACAACAAAGATCAGCCGGTTATAGATAATTTTATTCAGCTTAAACCTAATGATAATTCGATACCTTGGGTAACACACACAGATTTCATTGAAAGTTATGAAAATTTCACAGGGTGTAAAGTCATAACTGTTTGGAACTGTCTGACAGACGAAAGAAAAATATATAAGTCTGTCACAAGTTGCGCTAGCGATAATGGTATTAAAATAACTACCTTACACTGGCGTTTAAACCAAGAAGCAAAGGTTCACCGTGACGGTAGAAAGTATGTGTATTACAGTCAGTTAAGTCCTTTGGAAAAGAAACTTTTCAAAGAATCTCTTTGAATTGCTGGAAACTCTTGTTAGACTACTAAACCAAAGCGGAGTGTGAAAACACATACGTAACGTGTTTGAAAATTAGTAGGTAGAGACAATCAGCAGCTAAGACGCTAAAGTTGATTCTGATCAACCATGTGTAAAGTTCAACGACTAAGGTTTTATCAACCTGTAGGATACCTAGCGGTATTCGAAGCGGAGAGCGCCCTACTGTATACAGAGGGTGAAGATATAGTCTGTTCCTGTATGAGAATATAGGCGGGTGTCTGAGCACACCGGGTAAAGAGGGTAAGCTGTGAAGCTGAGCGACTTTATTGGACAGTAAGGGAAAACGGGTCAACTTTGTCCAAATACAGCAGGCACATACCATCGCTTGTAGAGATTACCACCAACCTATCGTAAGAACAGGTTATGATTACGTAGTGGCTAACAGGACAAGTGGTTTGTTTGCATTTAACGCCACTGAAGCTGGTAAAGTTATCAGCGTGGACAATCGTGGTATAATTATCGAATACGCAAGTGGTGAAAGAAAAGGTGTTCAACTAGGGCGTATCTATGGTAAAGCAGAAGGTAGTGT